TACAATGCATCTTCAGGTGCAGGATACGCGGCCGTTTTTAGATTCTCAGGTGGTTCATGGGGTTCTCCATCGCCTCTCGTATCTGGGGGCGGTTCTTCATTTGGCTATGCAGTCGCTCTCTCTTCTGATGGAAACACTGCATTGGTCGGGGCTCCTGCTTCAACGACCACAGGGTACGCAGAAGTTTTTAGGTTTACAGGGGGTTCATGGGGTTCTGCATCGCCTCTCGTATCAGGTCTTGGTGTCGGTTCTAGGTTTGGCTGTGCAGTCACTCTCTCTTCTGATGGAAACACTGCATTGGTTGGAGCTTTCAATGCATCTTCAGGTGCAGGATACGCGGCCGTTTTTAGATTCTCAGGTGGTTCATGGGGTTCTCCATCGCCTCTCGTATCTGGGGCTGGTGTCGGTGCTGAGTTTGGCTATGCAGTCGCTCTCTCTTCTGATGGAAACACTGCATTGGTTGGAGCTGACATTGCATCTTCATCTGCAGGATATGCAGCAGTGTTTCTAACAGGACCGAAATTTAAGGTTAATAATACGTTGAATGTCTACAATGGCAATGTTGGAATAGGGACTGCAGTTCCAACTGCAAATTTGCATGTGCTAGGTAATGTTTATGTTTCCAATTCTATTACTACCACGAATGTTTACGTGACGTCAGGGCAATTCACGACGAACCTTCAAATTCCTGTCTACACAAATGCCGGAAAACCAGCATCGGCATCCGTTGGCAATGTTATATCCATAAGCGATGCGACGTCCCCTGGAATGCTGTTTTATTGGAATGGAAGTGCTTGGACATCAGCACCATCTGGTTCAACAGGTTCAGTTGTATATCTTTCCGGTTCTGGAGTTGCAGCAGCGACGGCAACGACAGATCTCGTATGGGACAACACGAATAAACGTTTAGGTGTCGGAAGACAGACTCCTTCATATAAGATTGATACATCCGGGTACATAAATGCACCAAATGTTCAGAAAACATGGACTATAGATCTGACAAATATAACAACGTATCCCGTTGCTTCATTTTTTCCAGTTGTAATTAATCTCGCCGACACACTCCAAACATCTCTTTATAGACATTGGTTTTCAGTCGATATGACAGCTCAGCTAAATGCAGCCGCATATAATGATCATTGGATTCAGGGGTGGGTACAGTCGGGTGGATATTCAGATCAAGGCCCTCGAATGTTTCAATTAAATCACGGATATTACGCTACAACAGAAAGATCCATTCTTGGTGTATATGTTGGTACGGGATCTGCAATTTCACAAGTCGTAGTGTATCTCCGAGGTGGTGGAACATACTATGTCAGAACAGATTCATCATCAGTTGTAGCCTATAGTACTACTTACTCAGTAACAGACGCGGGTACAACTAATAGCTTTGCTATTAAAAATGTAAATGGAGCAGATGTGACTGGTGTGTCATCAGGGATTACACAATTGTTTAGTGGTATTACTTCATTTTCAGGGACATATACAAGCGGTGTGAATGTTGTCCAGAACATAAATTCCACTTTCGCAGCACCGGCAACAACTGGAAGTTATGCATCTGATAGTGCAGTTATGAACCGTATACTCGGAAACGATGTAGTCCTTGATACAGGAATATTAAATGAAGGTCCTGTATGGATTCAAGCTCGACGTTTTTCTAATGTTGCAGATAAGTTTGTTCTTTTGTTAAATCCGAATGGTGGAAGTGTAGGCATAAACAGGGTGGGACCGTCAGTAACTTACACACTCGATGTCAACGGTACTATAGGTGCTGCTCAAGACATAGTCGCATTCACATCAGATGAGCGCCTCAAGACCAAGACGGGAGTGTTGATAGACGCTCTCGACAAGGTGTGTTCACTGGAGACATTCACGTACACGCACAACAACCTCGCAAGGTTGTATGGATTCACAGACACACGTCAGTATGTAGGCCTTTCAGCCCAGCAGGTCCAGAAAGTTCAGCCCGAGGTTGTTCGAATGGCGCCTTTTGATGCAGATGGCGAAAAGAGCAAGTCGGGTGAGAACTATATAACAGTGCAGTACGAGCGTCTCGTGCCATTGCTCACCGAAGCGATCAAAGAAGAGAGAAAGGCACGCGTAGCACTCGAGGAGTCCTTGACTCACGAACTTCGTTCGCTTGAGGCACGAATAAAACTTCTCGAACAAAAGTAATGGGCATTCTCGTACAAGAGGCGAATTTACCTATGGGAGTGACACTCAGTAACGTGTACATAAGTTTTTCGGGTGAAATAATTTATACAACGCCGCGGAATAGTGATTACTTTATCAATACACATTATAAAGTATACAAAGACCCCAGTAAAGAACCAGACACAAATATTCGCATTCCGATGAGTTTTCAAGTGAATGACATTTCAGTAGGAGTGTACACATCCTTGTACGAAAAACTAAAACAAATTTATCCAAACTCAAACGATGTTATTGACCCCCCTCCACCATTGAATTATCCAGAAGATAAATATCCTCACTGGGTTGACTTGCTCAACAACGCAAGGCTGTACATTTCAGAACACCCGGGTAATACTGATCTAGAGAATGCATGTGATGCAGCCGAACACAGTCTCATGGTATTACGTTCGTCAGATACTACTAATCTCGAACATCTAGAAACACTGTACAACTCGCTCATGTAACTCTTATTTTCCGAATTCTAGAATTAAAATGATCACATACAAAAACATAACCAGAATAATATGTGAGTCCGAAAGGTAAATTAAATTTTGCAGCCGTACCAACTCCTTCTACGTATCCACTTGGTGGTTGGCCGGCAAGAGTTGATACTACAGCACCCGGAACTGTAACTCTTCGAACCACAGTGTTATTTGTGTCACCGACATATAAATTAGAAGATGCATAACATAGTCCGCTCATGTAATTGAATAGTGCCGCAACTCCGGTACCTTCAGCATAACCACCACCACCATTCACTGCTGGAAGCCCAGCAAACGTTGTTACGTTTGCTGTCTGTAACTCTATCCTTCGAATACATCGACCTCTTCCTTCACATACGTATAAATTAGCAGTTGCACTAGTAGAATCAACTGCCAGATTCTGCGGATGTGAAAAACTCGCAGCTGTACCAATTCCATTAGAAGTTGTATCCGTTCCACTCCCGGCAAACGTTGTTACTACAGCTCCTGGTATGGTAACTCTACGAATTTTGTGATTGTCTGAATCTGATACATACAAATTAGAATCATGATAGACTATACCTGTTGGCAAATTAAATCGAGCCGCCGCCCCGGTTCCATCTGCTGACCCAGTGCTCCCAGCAGTCCCTGCGATTATAGTCGATGTATTTGTCACAAGGTCAAATCTTCTGATTGTCTGTTCGTCACGAGTTGCTATGTATATATTTGATAGATTATCGCGTGTAAGTTGTGACGCCCACGGTACTCCTGTAGCTAAAGTTGAAACCGTATTTGTTGATAAATCTATTTTTCTCATTCGATTTTCATATTGTCCCATGATATATAAAACACCATCTGGGACATCTGCTGTTATACCTATAGGATAACTGAATTGAGAGGTAATTCTTGGACCATCTGTAGTGGCATTAACACCTGTCCCAGCATAACCAAATGTATTTCCAAATACATTAGAGGCACTGTAAAAATCTGACACCTGTACCCGTTTAGTTGGCCCTGGTTGTCCTATTAACGGGGCCAACTGAGAACTTATAGAATTTACTGATGTACTAATTGAGAATTCAGTTTTAATATTTGAAAACGCTAAAAGTCCACTTGCAGGAAGAGGCATTAATATAATAAACGTTTATAAACTTGTGTGAACGAGAACATCCACAAAAGTTTATTATTGTATGAATTTTTGTAAAAATTTAGTGTGTATTTAACGAGCGGTGACGGCGAAGATGGGTTGGGCTGGCTTCTGCACGCCCAGGACACGGTGCATGATCAGGAACACGACGATGGCCAGCAGAGTCGTGAACACTGCGCTCAGCAGGTAGTACGAGCCGCCGTTCTTGGGGACGGACACCACCTGAGCAATCACGTAGCGGACAAAGTCCATCCACGCGATGGCCGCGCCGAAAGAAAAGCCGGCGACGACAAAGTTGGCCGACTGGCTGGTAAGCTCGGAGGTGATCTGGGCAACGCTCATTTGTACTATTTCTTTAGAAAAAAAGTCGTCACTCATCGTCTGGGACGAAAGGCTCCTCCTGGACGATCGTGGCATACCTAACTTTTGAGGGAAGCTCCTCATCGCTCGAGTCGTCGTTCGTCATCACATGAATTTCCTGTTTCGTGTACCCTCTCACAGTGAAGTTTTTGCCTTTTCGACTGCCGACTTTAGGATGTGCTCGATGGGCGAAGTCGGCTCCCACGAGTCCCATGTGTCAGCGCACGTATTCATATTGACATAGAGTTCTTCGTCACCCTCGTAGCGCGTGAATGGCTCATCTGAGTCGTCCACCTCTTCGATGTCATCCTCGTCGCTGTCACTCTCTTCGTAAATCTCTGGAAACAGTGTACCAATCTGTTTCCCAGTCACATTCCGAGTCGCATACATGAGCCCGTATGCGACATCCATGCCGGTCACCGTGTCACGACCGCACGCCTTGGCGTAATGACATGCTAGTATCGTCGCAGATTCCATCACCGGAGTGATGATGTCTTCCATCGTTATATGGTATTGTTTACCATCACTTGTCTAAATGACAAAAATTCGTAGAATGCCTCCTGACGACATAGAGGACAGTTGATGACCCCAACCTGGACTGGTATATAACCATTGTAGTGAATGTGTGTCGTCATCTTGAGCATTCTCTTGAAGCATCCATTGCACACTTCGTGTCGACACGGCAAGACATGCTTTGAACTGTCGACGACGAGCATCTTCTGGTAGCAAACCGGGCATTCCGGGATAGACTCTTCGTTCCGACCGTCCTCCTGAGCCTTGCGCAGAATACATCCACGGCAAATCGGGTTGTCTTCCGCGCGATACTCAATGAGATCATCCTTACACATCGTACAAAGCCTGGAATGATTCAGTATGTAAAACATTTCGCGTCGACACTCATCCGTCGGACAAAGAAACATACGATACGTTCGTGGCCAAGCCCTGCCATTGCCTGGATAGTACCTGACAGTATAAGTGTTTGTTCCTCGATGGACCAGTTTGAACTTCACGCCATGCTCATTTGTATAGTCCATTGTTTACCTAGCAATCTGTGTTTTTATCGGCATGGACAAAATCTCTCTTGACGACGCCCAAACAACCAAGCAATGGTTTCGTTCTTATAAAACACGGATATGAGAATAAGTATCCACAAGAGAATAACCAGAAACTTCATCCTTAATCATCATCAACATATTCTTCTTCTTCGTCATCGTCTATGTATTCATCTTCTGAACAGTCTTCATCTTCACCTTCGACATCTGACTCGGATGGAACATAGTCCTCATCAGACGAAGCTTTGATCCAGTCACCATCGTTCGTTTCTTTGAAGCCCGCCTCATTTTCATCGTCAAAATATTCGATGACATAGTCGTCGTCGATCGTGTACGTCGAATCTTCGTACCTGTAAACAGTGCGCCCACGATCCCGGTCCTCGGTCGCCGACAGAAAAAGAATGATATAGTCGTGTTCACGTTCTTCGACGACGCGCGCGATGAGCCCGACGGGCCTGGGACCGCCGTTGTCAGTGAGAACACGAACAATCATACTGGCTGCTGCACAGGTAGTTTTTTTTGCTTTTAGACGCACATCGTAAGCAAAGAGAGGTTGCTTGCTGATCTAGACCGTTCGCATGCCGGACATCCTGCCATGAACAAGGGCGGAAGCGTGTGTGTGTGCGCGACCGCCAGAGTAGGCGCCGAGGGTGTTCGTGATACGCGCTGAACAGGCTTTTGTTTGAGGTGCATATGACAGTATCCATCACTCTTGGCCACACGCGAACAGCGTTTGCCCTTGCACGTGAGGCCCTTACAACAGGACGATGGTGTCTCGCTCATCGAGTCGAGATCACGCATGAGCTGTCGCATCGAAATATCATAGGTCTTGGAGATTTTCTCAAGGACCGTGTTAATCCGTTCATTGACACGCTTGTCAATTTCGTCTTCGAGCAGTTTGACAACTTGGTCCATAGATATCCGGCGCACGAATACTTTAAAAACAAAAGACAATGGAAAACCATGCCGCTGTGGCACTCTGTACAGCTCGAAGATGTAGAGTTTGGCGGCGCTCGTAACGGCACGACCAAGTTTTCTGCCAAGGGTCAGTCGTTTCGATTTCAGGTTCCCAAGGGGGCTGTGCTGTACAACGGGCTTTCAGAGTACAAGTCAATCACGATCGATGTACCTGAGGTGTTCACTGTGTGGTGGCGTCAGACGCTCGAGCCGGCACTCACGCCTGGTCTCATTCCATTCAACTCAAATCTCAAAGAAACGGGTCTTCGGGTCAAAGTAGACAAGTCTACACAATTTTTCAACTCGAAGAAGGAGATTTATTTCCCCGAGTTGAACGAAGGGTTGTTGAGTGGAGCGAGCGTCCAGTGCATAATTGAAATCACTGGAACGTACTTTTTTCAGGGGACACACGGTCTTACGATCCGGGCGCATCAAATTGTCGTTTCTGAGTCTGACTCGGCGGTCGAAATTGACGACACATCGACGACTCTCAAAGGTTTCTCGTTCATCTAGACATCCGGTGGCTCAGGATCCGCCGAATCAAATCAGCGTCGCGGCTGATACGGCGCGGTTCGCCTCCATACTTGATGGTGGGCTTGCCTCCATAGTACACCTTGTTGTGCGTCTTGAGCGTGTACTTGTGTGTACCCTTGGTGATGTGGGACACCTTGGGGCGGTACGTGAGATTGCCTGCTGCCGTGCGCTTCACGTACTTGCCAGACTTGGTCTTGTAAACACGGAAACCGTTAGAAACATAACGAGTCGGGATCATTTACTGTTTGTCTAGAAATTTTTGGCCGGCGTGTGAGCCTCTACGCACTCGTAGAGCTTGCGTTTCGGGCTACGCATACCGGCGCTCTTGTCCTGTACGATGAGCTTTCCGGGGTGTTTCTTCGACAGATCCAAAAGTTCGTAGCACATCTTTACAGCCTTGGAGCGCTCCGCAAAGTACTTTTGCTGAGGAGTAGGCATATGGTACTCTTTACCCAGAAAGTTTTTTGACGCAACTGTACAGCGCCTTTCCGTCTTTGCCTACATTGAAGAGAACCATTCCAGTGAGTCCGAGCTTCTCGCGGCAGATGCGGGTGTTGACGGCCCACGGACTTTCTTTGCCTTGCTTTTGCTTGGCCCGACTGACAATTTCACCGCTCGACTTGGACACGACGAGTTTTCTTGCCGTGAGTTTTCCGGCTGTGACAACCTTCTTGTCTTTGGTGTGAAGAACTACAGCCCGAGAAGCCATACGTCTACTAAAGAAAAAATTCGATTATTTCATAATGTATATCACGTGTACTGCATCTCGTGGGGCCATTGGCCCCCACTGTCCCGTATGTGCCTAATTCATGTAGCTGTTGTGCTGAACGAAGGATGATTTCAATGTTGAGGGAAGAGTCGCGCAAGGCGGGTGTACCGAAAGCAAAATTCAGTCATTGGACAAAGCGAAAGTACGGCACGCTCGTCATCAAGCGCGTCAGGAAGGATGGTCAGCCGGGGACGTCTCTACCCTGTGTAGTGTGCCGAAAAGTACTCGATCGACTCAAACTGTCATGGATGGCGCATATAGACGAAAAATGGATCCGGAGCACAGATCCATGTGTTCCTGTATCGAAACCGACAAATAAGCAGCGCGGCGTTTGGGAGAAACAAAAATTTACTTCTTAAACATCTTTGCAATTGTCCGCAGCTTCATGCTCACCACCCCCGGCACCTGATTCTCGAGCTTGCGATCCCCGAGCACATCTGCACACACCTTCGACTTGGATAGCTGGAGGTTCACGATGCTCTGTTCGATGCTTGGCAGCTCGTCGGAAATATCCTTGTAAATGAGCTTCTTGACAAAGACTGGCTTGGTCTGACCTGTGCGATGGGAGCGCCCGATGGCTTGGAGCTCTGTCGCGGGATTCCAAGCCGGTGCTGTAATGTAAACACGTGACGCCTCTTGCAAATTCAGGCCTACGCCTCCGGCCCGAATTTGGATGAGAAACACTGCATTTGGGGCGGCCGTCTTGAACGCCTGGATGCGCTCGACGCGCTCGGTCGTATCGACATTTCCGTCAAGCCGAAACACCGGCACACCGCGCTCAACCAGAAGCTCTTGGATGCGATCCGTCTCACCTGTAAACTGAGTGAACACGAGCGTCTTCTCGTCGGGGTGCTCCGCGATCGACTCGAGGAGCACCTCGTGTTTTCGCGAGCGTCCCATGTACGCCTCGGGATCGTGAGCGTGCTTGGTTGCCATCCCATCAAGGTACAGTTGCGGCCACACCATCACTTGGCGGACGCGCAGGAGACACTCGAGGATCTCCATCGAATTGGCATCCACGCCCGCCTCGCGGATAAAGTCCTGGCCGGCGAGGAACGCCTGATTGTACAACTGTTGTTCCTCAAGGTGCATGTCAATCTCGACATTCGAGAAAATCATCGGTACATTCAAGGCTGCCACATCCGCCTTTGTGCGCCGAAGTACATACTCGGTGCGTATCCGATCGTACTCACGAGACACTGTACCGGCTGAGATCCCCACAAATTGACACAGTGTGACAAAATCACGCATGCTATTGAAGACAGGAGTTCCAGAAACAACCCATCGCACATCAGCCTTGATGTCACAGAGCGTCTTGAACACCTTGGATTTTGGGTTGCGAATCTCGTGGCCTTCATCAAGGATGATTCTGTCCCAAGACGTGCCGGTCAAGTCTGCAACGACTGAGTAAGGCGCAAGCATGACAGGCCGAGCATCAGAAAGCTCGCGGTCTGGACCATCGTAGATATGGACCGACACACCACGACGGTCCAGTTCCTGACTCCATTGCGTTACAATAGACTTGGGAACCACAACAAGCGTTTTCTTAAGAGGGTTGCGCTCCATAGTCTCGATAAGCTGAATCGTCTTCCCCAGCCCCATTTCGTCGCAGAGAAAGCCACCCCGCGGCAGCTTACCATTCTCGCGTCTGACGAGCCAGTCTACACCAGACTCCTGATATGGGAAGAGCATTTTCAAGTAACCATGTCTCTGCATAATGTTGTCCGGAAGAGACTGAACATGGTTTTTTTTGATGCTCTATAGTATGCCATTGGATATTGCCAAAGTTACACGAAACTATTGGAGCGGAACAGGAGCTCCTCCTCCTCAGCCTCCCGGTGGCGTTCAGCCTCCCGGTGGCGTTCAGCCTCCCGGTGGCGCTCAGCCTCCCGGTGGCGCTAAGCCTCCCGGTGGCGCTCAGCCTCCCGGCGCTGAACCAAACTATAACAAGATTGTCAAAGAACTTGCGAATGCCATCAGTGTTCTTAAATCAAAAGGCAATAGTGCAACTAACATCAACCGAAATGCGTTCAAGTCGAAATTGAGTACATATCGCACCATACCTCAATTAAAGCGCGCTGTTATGTTCCCGAAAGGTCTTGGTAATTACGAAAATGACGGATTTCCGAAGAAAAAAGGAACTGTGGGAATTATAGGTCAATTAGCAGGTGAAAAAGTGGCAGGTGTACGTGAATCTGCGAAAGAATTACTTGGAGGCCTGGATCCACTTCAAATACGGCGTCTCAGAGAGCAAATAATGAATACAAACCGTCGTGGAAACACACAAAAAGCCGAAGCTCTTCGGGTCAAACTCGCCGCCGTGGAAAAGACGGCGGCCAACAAAGCAGCGGCCAACAAGGCGGCTGCAGATAAAAAGGCGGCCAACAGGGCGGCGGCCAACAGGGCGGCTGCAGAGAAAAAGGCGGCTGCAGAGAAAAAGGTGGCTGCGGAGAAAAAGGCGGCCAATGTAGCCGAGAATGCGAAAAAACAACAGATTCAAGCGTTACGCCGAACTATACAGAACACCCTGGTTGTTCTCAACACGAAGGGGGGTACGGCCAACACAAACAACCGAGCTGCATACGTCCGGGCTATTCGGGCTTATATGAATACCGGGAAGAAGGTCATCGCGTCCAATCGTAATCTAGGTGTGAATCGGTATAGTACGACGACTGGTATGTCGCGCACGGCACCAAAGCCGTCTACTTCATTCACCACATCGAGTGCATTCATTTCTAACATGAAAAAGAAACTCATGGTCGAGAGAGATCCCAAGAAGCGACAAATTTTGCTCGATGAGACGATCGCCAATTTGAACAAGCGTCTAACAATGACAGCCCGTAACGGAAATGCACTTGTGCTCATCGGAAATTATGGAGGTCTGTCAACCAACGCAAACTACTCGGGTCGTATCAAACGCCGCGAGGAACAGCGCAAGACGAAGAAGAACGAGGCGAAGAAGAATGAGAAAAAGAACAATAGTTTCAGGGGCGGTGGTCAGCAGATAATTTTTGGTGGTGGACAGCCACAGGCCGGTGGTGCAGCGCCTGTGCCCGTATACATGCCCGCTCCAGCCGCGCCACCCAGGGGCAGTGGCGCGACACCTGCCCCCGTATACATTCCTGCTCCAGCAGCTGGACCAAGCATAAGTGTGAATCCAACGATCCGCGTAAACGTTCCACAGGCTGCGATGCAGGCTGCTGCACAGACGCTGCCACCGGCAGAACGTTCGGCGCTGAACAATGCGGGCGGATATCGTCGCGCGGCATCGCTGATCAACAATGCTGGCGGCCCCGAAACCGTAACCCGTGCCCTGAAAGCCCTCGAGAAGAGCAACGGGAATGTCCAAAAAGCTGCCGAGACGTCAGGTCTTCCTCCACAGGTATTCAATAACGCAAGGAAACTAGGGAGTCCTGTGACCGCTCGTCGTGCTCTTGTCGCAGTGAAAAAGGTGTCCCGCAAAACAACCGCGAACGTTCCACGGTCTGTGACCACCCGACGCGCTCTTGTCGCCGTAAAAAAGGTGTCCCGCAAACGCCCGGTTGTTCAGAAGAAAAAGCGTGTAGTGTCTGCATGCGCCTGCAAAATGCGTCAATCGAACAAAATAAAGACGATTGTCACACAACTATCACGTAAAAACCTCGAAAAAAACTTTTTGACATGTCTTCTACCCTGAAAGGCGTGGTTGCTGGTGCAACCGTGATCACGTATGATCCGAGTATCATGTGTCGCGACGACACGTTTCGCTACATTGTAACATTGGACGCCATTCGCAAGAAGCATGACAACATGCCCACTTGGGTCCAGATTACAACAATTACCATGACGTGTAAACTTCTGGCGTCCGAGCGCATCAATCTCGATCTGATCCGCGATGCTTTCCGTGAGAGTGGGTCGATCCGTATCCGTCGCAAGGGGGCGCTCTACGATGGGCACGAATGGACTATGAAGGAGACAACGTTTTATAACCAGGTGACGATCGGGTACAGGGATCAGTACTCGACCAAGTCGATCAAGGTGTTTCCGAATGGTTCGTTTCAGGTGGCTGGTTGCTCTGATCTGTATGACTGTAAGCGTGTGTCCAAGCAACTGTCATTTTTGCTCAGCAACATTCTCAAGTTGACCGAGCCACTGACGGCCGAGGCATTCCGGGTCGTCATGATCAACACAAACTTTTCGATGAACCGGCCAGTCAACCTGAACACGATCATCGAGAAGCTGAGCCAGGAGCGCAACATGTTCGAAGTGTCGTTCAACCCAGATCGCTACTCGGCCGTGAAGGTCAAGTTCAAGCCGCGCCCAGAGATGAAGCAGGTGACTGCCAGTGTTTTTTCGACCGGCAAGATTATCGTCACGGGGGCCGAGACACTCAAGGAGATTGCATTTGCGTACGACGTGCTCAACACGCGCCTGAAGACGATGGTGTACGACTGTGATTCTTTCGTGAAACTCACTGACAACCCTACCGACTTTGAGCAACTGCGCGACGCGTGTGTCGAAGCCGCAAACTATTACCTCAAGGATGACGACGAGATTTGGGCAGTCGAGGAGGGTGATCTCGACACTCTCACTGGTATTGCCCAAACGATCGTCAAGGAGATGGAGAAGAAGAAGTCAACGTCACTTGATACGGTGCTCGGTGCCAAGTTTGGAGCCTGGGTCGAGACATTAAGTGATCGTGGTGTTACTTCATGGCTCTGAAGAATCAGGGCTTTCGGAACCGCGACTTGCCGACACTTGTGCCCGTGCGAGATTGAGGAGTGAGTCTGCGACCGAACGCACCATTGGACTGACGGGTGGAGTAGGAATATCTTTAGGTAGAGCCATGAAATTAGGAAGCTTTAGACGTTCGACTGGATTGCCCTGTTCTATTGCCGTGTTTAATTCAGAAAAACATTCCGACATGAATGCTTGTCCCTCTGTAACCCGATCAGTACGCGCCAACGTAATCTCTCTTGAAATTTTAAGCCCAAGACGTTTGAATGCTATGCTCGAACGTAAAGCATTGGTCATCTTTTCATTGATCTTCATGTACAGTTGAATTGAACCGAGTACGCCTGTACCGGCTGACAAAACGGCGTTGATGATACTGACGAACTTTTGTGGTACAAATTCGTTCAGGGCGACGGCCGTGAGCGCATTGATTGAAGAGACGATGAGTATCGGTATATTGAATCTTGATGCAAGTCTGTGATAATATTTGAAATCGTTCGTGTGATGATTGTAATAGACTTCACACTGACGTTCCATTTTTTTGAGAAACTCTTCTTCCTCGTCCGTCCATTTTTCGCGATCACGGCCTTTATTTGTCGAAGTGAACATGAAAAGTTCACTTGCCATACTTTTACAAAAGATTTTCTCCAGAATAAGTATCATGTCAACACGCCTGGGTATGGGCGACGGTCGGTGCTTTACGGTGTTCGACTCGACTCGTCTGTATAACGATATGCTTATGAAGAAGGAGAACATCGCATACGAGGACAACCTCGCGTATCGCAGATATCTTCAGGAAAAGGGCCCGGACGCGTTCATGGTTCCGGCGAACGGCGCGTGTGCTCTTCCAGGTTTTGGTCGTCAGGCTGACTCGGATTCAGCCCGGTAAAGAAAACAGTCAATAGAACAGTACATGAAGATTGTGATTGACGGCAACATAGGTGTCGGTAAAACAACCCAACTCAACATCCTTGAAAAAAAGGGGTTTCGTGTCAGGCGCGAGCCGATCGACGAATGGCCACTCGATCTTTTTTACAAGGATATGTCCCGATGGGCGCTCACACTCCAGCTCGCCATCATGCAAACGCACCAGCCCTTCAAGACGAAGGACGTTGTCGTTTACGAACGCAACCTTCTGTCGTGCAGATATGTGTTTTGGGAATATCTCAAGGCGAACGATCACGTCAAGGCGGTCGAGGACGTCATCCATGAGCGAGCCTACGACAAGTATCAGTGGTTTCCAGATGTATACATTTTTATGTCGATCGAGCCCGAGGAGGCATACGAACATATTCAGGGTCGTTCGAGTCAGGCGGGGGACACGGGTGTGACTCTAGAATACATGAGAGAAATTGACAAGTTGTACCAGACATTGCTCATGAAAATGCCGTGCCAGGTTCATGTCGTAAAAGCATCTGGAAGAACTCCAGAAGAGATTCACGAGGATATTTCCGTAATTTTGTCGCTCTATACAGTAGATGGCGTGCACGTCCGTGACAATCGACGGTCGAAAGTGCAAGAGACCGGCGCTGATCGACGGCCGGTGCTGTGTGCACCACTCACAAACATGTGCAATCTGTCTTGAACATGTCCCGAGTCTAAACTCGAAAGGTACAAAACGCCTTTCGTGCACACATGCATTTCATACACAGTGTATTCTGACGTGGTTCGAAACGTCGGATGAGTGTCCTACGTGTCGGACCGAACAAGATGCCGATCCTATAATCGTCTTTAAGAAGCGCATCGAGGATGGCTTGCGGATAAAGTACCAGGATGCTATACGTTCTTTGCAGAATGAGGTTACGGTCCTCAGAACGCGCCGACCTCGAAACCTTTTTCCTCGCAGTGAAATACATGACAGAGGCGTGTACGGCGACGACGCGTAGGGGGGTGAGATGTAGACTCAGGGCCCGTACAGGTGAGACGACGTGTTCCCGTCATGCCGTCGTTTCTCCGCAATGCCCCGTATGCCTGTCTGACATGTCTATGCCCGCGTCTCGTACACTCGAGTGCGGGCATACGTTTCATACTCGGTGTCTCGACCGGTGGAAGCGAACGTCAAGGACATGTCCGATGTGCCGAGTTCCATTCGACCAGCCTGCATACAAAGTCAGAGTGTCCGTCCAACGGATCGCCGATAATCACGTCGCATCCGAATCATACACGACAAGTAATATTTCCGGTGTAGTAAACGCCTTTGGAATGGATCCGTTTGTAGATCCTCGTTTCATCACGGATATACTCTTTGAAATTGCCGGGAACGAGACAATGTCCGAGGTGTTCAACGAGCTCGGAATCAACTTACCGTCCGGGCCTTTCGTGCCCGAGCCAGTACCAAACGCCCGGCGCCGCACTTGACCGCATAAGCTGAACAGAAACGTGTATAGTTTAGCTGACCGTAGTTTCTGTCCGCCTTGCGTGGATCCTTTATTGTACGACCTGACGCATCGACGATGACTGGACCTCCACCGAGGCCTTGCTTGTGCGCCCAGAGATTCACAGGAATGACCATGACGCGTCCTGCTCTCAATGTCCCATCTGGATCTGGCGTCTCCTCAAACTTATTGAGCAGGCGCAAATTTTTGTTGGCGTTCATGGCGATCCGGCCGTCATTCGCGTTACGAGCCGGTTTCGACTTGGCATAGGCGGCCCGTATCGTCGCCTGAGACACTCGAAAAAACTTGGCAAGCCCTTGTACGGTGTCAAGCTTTGTGTTGTTTCCGCGCGCACGAGTCTTGTACACGACGTGGCGAATCTGTCTATAAAAGTGAAAATCAGGGTATTTGGGTGCGATGAAACTCATCACCTTGAAGTACCCAGGTCGTACCGGCGAATCCGGATCCTTGAGTTTGTACACCAGACCCTTGTAGTCGGCGAGGATCCGGGTAGCAAACCCGCTGCACGTGCTCGAGTTCAGCGTCATGGCATTGATCCCAGCGTAGTTCCCAGGGGTTGTCCGTCCAGGCGAGCGCGGATTATTCATGTCGAACGCATAATCGTAGCAGTTGTCATGCCATACACCCACTGTACCGTACGGCGCCCACTTGAACGTCGTACAGGACGGCGGTCTGACGACGCGCCTCGACATTATTTTATAGGCACATAATAAAATGATCGGCATTCTTTCTTCTCGCAACACCGGTGAGCTGCTGACGCAGATGACCATCTTCATCCTGTACGTGATCATCCTCACGTTTGTCCTACGTTACTTGTGGAACAACGTGCTCGTGGACCACATCACGATCCTACGCAAGGTGGACACGCTGCTGAACACCTTCTTGCTCGCACTTGGCATTGCCATGTTCCGTCTGTAAGGACCTTCAGTACGTTTTCTAATCGTCCTATAAACAATCTTATTCGGTCGCTCAATGCCAGTCTAAAGGAGTCGTCATCGCCATGGTCCGTCTATAAGGACCCTCTGTAAACCTTGAAAGTATCCTATATGTACAGTACCATCTGATAAACGAGGATTCATAAAACCATCAACGTCGCAATAATTATCATAAACGTCTATGAACCAAAAATTGTAGGTCTCACAGTATTCTTTCAATTTTTGGTTGAAATAAATAATGTAATCTAGGCGCTCTTCGTCTGTTCCCCTGAAAGGAAAATTAGGGTTTTCCACTTGGGTATTGCGTCTCACAGGTGGTACGACATTAAACACCCCGATGTTGATATTTTCGGGCGTCACCTGACGTATCGCCCTGAAATACCGATCGATTATTCCATCAATCGTATCCTTTCCGTGAACGTAGATATGACACCGGCAATCAATCTCGCCTAGACAGAACACGAGTGTGTCTCCGGGCATGACAGTTTCAGGCACTTGAATCCTAGAGGGTTCGAGTCCAAATCTATAACATGTCAGAGGGCCTATATGGTGTTGCGCGGACAGGCATGACCAGTATGAGTGACTATCTCCGATCGTATGTATCATTTTAGTTTGTATATTGATTTTCTCTTTAGGGTTCATCAACCGGAACACATAAGACATCCTTCGGGATTGGCCAAGGAACATGCGAGTTTCTCATCTACCGCTGCTGGTGCGATCGTCACTTGTTGTGGCTTAGCCTTGGCGCGTGTCCGCAGGTAGTACATACCTGTCTTCAGACCCTTCTTCCATGCATACATGTGCATGGACGAAAGTTTTGCGACAGTAGGATTCTCCATGAACAAATTCAAAGACTGGGACTGATCGATATACGCGCCACGATCGGCACTCATGTCGATGATGCTCTTCATCGGAATCTCCCATACGGTCCGGTACACCGCCTTGATATTGTCTGGAATGCCGGGGACATTCTGGACCGAGCCGCCATCTTTGATGATGAGATCCTTGATGCCCTTGTTCCACAGACCAAGTGCCGTGAGGTCCTTGACCAGGTGCTTATTCACGACGACAAACTCACCCGCGAGCGTACGGCGCAAGTACAGATTGGTCGTATACGGCTCGAACGCCTCGTTGTTCCCCATAATCTGGGCGGTCGAGGCTGTTGGCATCGGTGCCACGAGCAAAGAGTTGCGCAGGCCATACTTGGCAATGTCGGCGCGCAGCTCAGTCCAGTTCCATAGCGCGTCGGTCACTGACACGTCCCACATATCAGGTTGCAGAATATTCTGGGACGCAGGTGAACCGTCGTACGACTCGTATGGACCGTACTCCTTTGCGAGCTGACACGACTCGGTGAGTGCCGCGTGGTATATCGTCTCAAAGAAGACGCGATTCCGAGTACGGGCTTCCGGTGAATCAAAGGCGAGGCCCATGCGCATGAACACATCCGCGAGTCCTTGAACTCCAATCGCAATTGGTCGATGACGCATGTTCGACTTTCGGGCCGGCTCGGTCGGGTAGTAGTTCCGATCGATCACCTGGTTGAGATTGCGCGTCATGACACGTATGACCGAGTGAAGCTTTGTCAGGTCAAAGTGACCGTTGTTCCAGAGAAAGGTAGGAAGACATACACTTGCCAGATTGCACACAGCCGTCTCATCGGCAGACGAGACTTCAAAAATCTCAGCACAAAGATTACTCGACTTGATGACTCCGATGTTCTTTTGGTTTGACTTGGCATTCGCGGCGTCTTTGTAACACATATACGGAGTTCCAGTCTCGATCTGGGACTTGAGTATCGCGTCCCAGACCTGACGCGCCTTGACCACGCGCTTGTACCGCCCCTGTGCAACATACAGTCGGTAGAGCTCATTAAACTCTTCACCGTAGACATCCTGAAGACCCGGAGACTCGTTTGGACACATGAGATGCCAATCCTGGTCGGCTTCCACTTTTTGCATGAAGAGATCTGGGATCCAAAGTGCAGTGAACAGGTCGCGACACCGCGACTCTTCGTCCCCCTGGTTCAGACGCAGGTCGAGAAACTCCATGACGTCAGCATGCCATGGTTCGAGATAGATGGCAAACGATCCCTTACGCTTGCCACCACCCTGGTTGACATAACGAGCTGTGTTATTGAACACGCGAAGCATCGGCACGATGCCATCGGCGATGCCGTTCGTTCCCTTGATCGGTGTACCGTTTGATCTCACGTTCGAGGCGTGGATGCCGATGCCACCAGACCACTTGGAAATCTGGGCACACTCCTTGAGTGTCTCGTAAATTCCGTCGATGCTGTCATCCTTCATCGCGACGAGGAAGCAACTCGACATCTGAGGCCTGTTTGTCCCGGCGTTGAAGAGAGTAGGTGTCGCGTGCGTAAAGTACTTTTGGGACATGAGATCGTACGTCTCACGAACCCGGGGATAATCATCACCATGAATTCCAAGTGCGACGCGCATGAACAAATACTGAGGCGTCTCACCTTTGTTCAAGTAACCTCGCTGAAGCGTCTTGATTCCAAAGTAGCCAAAGTCATAGTCGCGCGAGTGGTCAATCCATGAGTCAATTTCGAGTCGTACATACTTCATGAACAGGTCCGAAACAACCCCGTTTGCGTGCAGTGCCAAAGCGAAATCCGAGAAGCACTTCGGACAGTTCTTTTGAAGATTCGACACGACGATTCGAGTCGCAAGAACTTCGTAGTCGGGATGTTCGGTCTGCATGTGGATCGCCACTTCAGATGAAAGTTCGTCGATCTCACTCGTCTTCATCATGTCGTACATGCTCATGAACACCTTTTGGGCCACCTTGTCAGGCTGAACATCCAAAGAAGAACAGAGCTTTCGGATTCGGGCCACAACCTTATCGAAAAGCATTGGTACGATGTCCCCATTTCTCTTCTGGACCTTCATTTGCATTACAAGGGCTCAACTTTTTATAAGACTCCATCATGGGGTCGACACATATTATATCAATAAAAACTAAACCGAGCCCTCTGCAGGGGCTCCCATTATTTTCAACAGTTAGATTAAATGAGCAACTACCGAGTGTTCCCGACGCCTTTGTCGGATGCATTCTTTTCGCCGTTCAACCGTGAATATCTCCACGGCGCCATTGTACGGAACATCAAGACGAAGACGGGTATGTCGATCGACCGTCAGAACGATGCTGACTTGTCTTCCTTGATGCACAGCGTGTACATGCATATGATGTCTGATCCTGACTCAAAGACCCAGGTGGCTCAGATGAACGACATTGTCGTCCGCGAGGCGACCAAGACGATCCAGACTGGCATTCTGCAGCAGCTCTCGTACTTTGACTCGATAACTCGGGCTCCAATTCCCCTGTCCATGCCTATCAGCACGTCAACTCACGGAAATAAAATGAGCAGTAATGATAAATATGGATTCTGAGAAGAAGGAACAGCCTAAGAGTGGTATGTCCGGGTGGCTCATCGCTGTAATCGTGATTTCGATTGCAGCCGTGATCGGTACTATGGCATACTTTTTCTACTTCAAGAAGAACGGAAACTCGTTCAGAAATGTCGGAGCTGCCAATGTGGCTGCAGTTGCTCCTCCTGCCGTCCCATCTATGACGAATGTCACAGGGGGGAACATGGGAGCGACGGGCGGGAACGCCAGGCCTTCAGCGAATGTTCGCTGAGAGTTTTTCTCCGAAATGAACCATAAGAACAGCGATGAATGCAAGTACCAGGCCGACCCACTGGATCGGGTGTTTGAATCGTTCGCCCAAAATAAAAAAGGCTACTGCCGCACCGAGAATGGTAATCATCCCTTCCCAGAGCGCAGACACATACAGCATGTTCGCATGACTGAAGCTCCGAACTAGAAAAAACAGGACTGCAGCATACCCTATAAGACCAAACATGAGATTGTGCTTGGTCGAATTGCCCGACTCGGCAAAAAATTTGAGATGACAGTTGCCAAATATTTCGGCGCATGACATGGCCAGCACATTCACGAGTGCCATTTAACTAGTACAGACATTTATTGTCCTTGGCACACTCGAAACGCAGTGTCAGGAATGTCGGCACATTGGCGGTCGCGGTCACATATGCACCAGTCGACGTATACACATTGACCGTCAGGCGATCGAGTCGACGGATCGGGTTGATGTACTCAATCTCAGTCGGGAAGTATCCTCCTGACGTATAAATGACCGGAGCGTTGGCAGATCGAGTCGTATCCACAGGGACGGCGACGAGCGCCTCGGCGAGCTTGTTTGTGTTCGTGATGACCGCAGATGTAGACCCGACTGTGGATGTTGCACCGGCCGAAGACAGTGTGTACGTGACCTCTGCCCTATCGATGAATTTCGAGATGAGTTCCTCGACGTGGAAATAAACCACAGGCGAAACGTTAGTGGTTGGCGTGATGCATGCACTGAGAAGTTCAGCCTTGACGACGTTCGTCAGTGGCATGGGAAGGTATGCGACGAATGATGCGGCATTCGACCCACTCGTCGAAACATTGCTGCTGTCCACCTTGATCATGTAAATTTCACGATCACAGCACGGCATATTACTTTAGGCTGATATTTTTCTCGTGACATACTTCATTTGGTTTGAGAGTTTCACGTGCCACATATGAAGCACTCCAACCTGAAATACGAGAATCGTCACTGAGAGGATCAGGGCAAAAATCGGAAGCCAAGTGAGCCACCGAGGACGTTGGTCCTCCTCCATTACTTAGTTACACGGTATTTTTTTGGCCAGAGCCGAAAACTCCTTCGAGAGTTCGATGTGCCATGGATAAAGAACGAAGAGCGCAAAGGCGAACGAGCAGCATGAGACGATGAATGCGGCCAGTGGGAGCCACTTAAGCCATCGTGGCGGCTGCTTATCATTTGCAATGAGACGTCGTGACTCTTCAATGTCCATAGTTAGTACTTTCATGGAAAAAAATCTTCGATTTCGACTGTATCCCCCTGTGTCGGGAAATTAATGAGTACGGCATCGGTGAGTCCGAGCAGCTTAAGGTATGCCTTGGTTTGCGTCCGGTGTTCATCTTTGAGTGAACGGACTGACTTGAGCTCGACGACATACCGACTGTCCACGATGAGGTCCGCACGAAGATTCCCAAGAGTATGTTCCATGAATGTCACCGGGATGACTCGTTCAGTCTCGTACGGTACACCCGCTTTCCGAAGACACACCTCCATCGCGTTATGATACACGCGTTCCGAGAACCCTGGTCCGAGCGTCTGCCAAATCTGACGTGCGGACGAGTGAAGAAGTAGACGAGTCATAAGTAAACGTGTTGTCAAACCTTAAAATGATTCATGAGGATTTTTTTTTGTTGTTATTATGTAATGCTCTTCAGCCCATAAGCACCGGAGTTCGTTCACTTTAAATTGGTCGGTGTGATCACGCATAAAATGGCAAATTATTGTTAAACTGACGAAGACGATTCGTTGGCAGTCCCATGACAAAATTGACGAGCCGGGCATTTTGAATTCTAGTGTTTCCTCGGTGACCTGCTACGTTGTGAAATGTCTGGATAGCTTGCGCGGCATTTGGCAAATGTCTTTCAATGTAAGTTAGAAGATAACGGGCTATAATGGTTTTTATGAGGTTTGTACGTGTCCGTGGAGGGTTTGGTATGCTATTGATGCGTCGAGTATATGCGCTGTTGGGTGTGATGCGTTCGAGTTCTGTCTGATTGAATTTTCGGGCCCAGTTTAACATCGCCGCCTTGCGTCTTCTGTAAAGCTCAGACACACGAACACCGACGACGCGCTTCGCTGCATTCTCCTTAATACGAGGATCATACCCGGCACGCACAAGAACCCGACTTAGAGTCCTGATATTACGTGGATTTGACATTGCACGAATTACCCTAGAAACTTCATTCCGAGACAATGATGTCATTATTATATAGTCAGATTTAAATCCGTCGAAGGTTTGCGTCTGGGTCAAAACGAGTGATGTACCATTGTTTTGGTGCCTTTTTCTTCGTGACGAGGACATATTTGTATACTCTTGCCACTGCCCACTGTGGTGCCGTTGCACCCGGGCGTGATCCACCCGTCTTCCATGCCTTGAGGCCTCGATTGTACACCGTATCAAGGATCGACCGAGGAATGTTCGTCCGCTTCGATATGGCATCCTTGTTGAACTTGAGGTCTGGGTACACCTTGTGGAACAGCAATGTCCACTTTGACTTTTGGCGCGTCCCTCCCTTGTTTGACTGCCCGAGTGTCAGTTTACTATAGGGAACAGAACGACGCCGAAGAAGCTCTTTTTCGCGCTGCTTTTGAAGTCTCGCACTCAGACCTGAAAAGTACCGCTCTGGCCACCTTTGTGTGATTGTGACGTGACGCGGGTGACGCTTCATACTATACATGAATATTTTGTATGTCAGAGATAGGAATGAGCACACGTGAGCTCATCGTGTTTGCTGATTCTATCCAGCGAGACACGACACTGTATCCTTCTGGAAATTCATACACGCTTCATCTCACCAATCCAATCAAAAACATCACCAAAGTTGATCTCGTTTCGGCGGTCGTTCCGAACACCATGTACAATCTCACGTCGACATCGAATGTTCTCCAGGTTGATACATCGAATATTTTCCTAAATCCTGGCTTTTACTCGACAACGAGTCTTGTGACGGCATTCAATAAATCGGTGCAGGTGTCACTTGAACTTGCAACCATGACCTATCTGCCCGGTGAAGGAAAATTTATTTTTTATGGAAATTTAGCATCCGTGACGTGTCTCACGAGCGACATTTCAAAACTTCTGGGCCTCCCACTCGGAACGACAACTGCATCGGCTCTTTCGTCGAACCAAGAGTTTGCCGGAATGTGGCCGTCAGCGACAACATATGTCAAGTCAGCCTCGGTCGTGAATATGAGCATCAACGAGTATGTCTGGCTTGATATTGCCGAGTTCCGTACACCCCTCACGGTCGATGCGAAACAGTTGTCCCTGAAGGCATGGGGTCAGGTGACAACTTCTGGGAGTACAGCCGCAACGTCATTCGCGCTCATACCCATGGATGTCTCCAGCGGTGTCTACAAATCATTCAAGGAGGAATCGGACTATCGTGTGTCGGTTGAATTCCCTTCACGGATCGATTCAATCGAGCGTCTTACTGTGACGTGGCGCGATCGTTACGGAAATCCATTGAACTTTAACGGTCTCGATACAAACTCATTCGGGGTTCGAGTTCACACGGTGGTTGTACCGTCTGAACCGGAACGGATCGTGAGTGTCCCAGAACCAGTCCATGAAGGTCTGTTCCGGGACAAACAGAAAGCGGTGATGATTGTGTCGTTGGTGCTTGTCGTCGGACTTGTGCTTATCATGCTCATGGCTCGCCGGACCCTGTAACAGAGAATCCGCCAACCTTCTTTTGCTGCTCCTGGACACGCTCTTTGGGTGTGGTCAGGTTCATAAGAATCCAGACCGCCAGGAATCAATTTAGTTGATTTTTCAAGTTTGCAATAATATGACTACGGTAGATTCTTACAGGTGTCGGACCAAGAAGATACCATATAGAACCATTTGGCCTTTGTTCATACCCATATCGATTGTGGCCAAATGAACGTAAAAGTGTGTTGAACAACCGTTGGGTTGAATAGTTGCGAAGAATACTCGCATTCACCCCATTGGTATTTCGAAAACGACGCAGTGCCTGGCGATACCGCAATCCTTTTCTGATGGTATTTTCTGCAACGCGTATGTTGATACGAGGTGTGTTATGTATACCAAACGCTCTCGCTAAAGACTGTTGATTACGAGCACTAAGAAAACTCACCATATGTCGGCGTTCATTTTTTGATAACGGATGCATTATTATATTACCAAGGTTTTTTTCATTTCAGACTACGTAAAGCGTACGACGCGCACTTGTTTCCGTTGTATGTTGGAATTGGGCACCGACTCCCCGACGGAATGTATTCTGTGAGTGTAATCCACCCCATTCACTTAACGACGTGCATTACTCAGGTGATGATTGTGTCGTTGGTGCTCGTCGTCGGACTTGTGCTAATTATGTTCATGGCTCGCCGGACCCTGTAACAGAGAAACCACCAACCTTCTTTTGCTCCTCCTGGACACGCTCCTTGGGTGTGGCCAGGTTCATAAGAATCCAGACCGCCAGGAATACTGCGATAAAGTACAACACAGACGTGCGCACGTTGTGTTTTGCATAAACCTTAGACCAGGCGGCAACACCGAGACCGGCAAACAAAGGAGTCGTCAACATTTACTTTGAGCCAAGAAATTTACGGCCGATGTAGTTGCGGTCGTAACGGTAGGTTCTGGCATAGGTGGGCATGGTCCGTTTGGACAGCGTTGCAACAGCCTGTAGGCGATGAAACACCGACAAAGGCTTCTGAGCACCTTGTGTGATTGCCTTGGTCAAAGCGCGGTGGCGCGCCAAGGGTGATTTACTCGCGCTATATCCATATGCTGAGAGCATACCCGGGCGAGTCACCGGAATCACCTTCGGACCCTTGCCAGGCTTACCCAGGTTTGCAATCAGCGTCGCCTGAACGCGGGTCTTGCCGCCGGGGCGGAAATACGAATAGGACTTGTGTGCCTTGGACTTTCCGACGCGGACAACCATGGGCTTGCGTTTCTGCACGTAAGAGACGCGCTCAATCATGGTATTATAGAGTGTGATAAAATCTTCTTAAATATGTAGTACACCTGATTTATTGTAACGCGGTTTACGACTGTTTTGTATTTGATTTTTTAATATACCTCTTGCAGTAAAATATTTATTTGTTCCGCGGTTGAAAGGAATAATAGTATGATATGATATTCTTGTTTGGTGATTAAGTAGAGTTTCGCCTGGACGTAACCGTAAACTTGATTTAAACGCATTTAAATTTCTCTTGTTCTGTGTCATACCAGCTCGTGCTGCTTCTTGTCTACGTCGTAGATTGTTTGCCCGTCCTGCCATAGCAGCTCGTGCTGCTTCTTGTCTACGTCGTAGATTGTTTGCCCGTCTCCGTTGATTATTGAGAACAGCTTGTGAATCATTTCTCTTTCGTTTCTCACCTGCAAGAAACCGTTCTAATGACCGTTTATTATAATTCGCAGTCCGTTTTTTAAACCAATCTATTACACCCATTCTTTTTAATATCTTGATATTTTAAATTTATAAAAGGAAGCCCCAATGTATCTTCAATGAAGACACGCATTGTTGACTTTGAATCGAAGCGTATGAAAGATGGCACCGGTGTCATTTTTTCAATCAGTTTTATGCCGGTGACATTCGATACGCACCGCGGCTGGCGAAGCCAGGGTCGTGGACACGATCCGGTCTACGAAACATCGACGAGTTTCAGGACCGAGACGATCGAGACTGTGTTCATAGAGGACACTCTGGCTGATCCGTGCATTGGTGAAGATCCGGATATTGTTAAGAAGGTGGGCCGGACGGTCATTGACGCGGCGAACATCGGTGGCACTGTAAAGTCTATGCCATTTCGAGAGGCGGTCGAATACTTTCTCGGTCAGCTCGAGGGGTCGACGTGGCTCGGTCATTCGATCGACCGGGACATTCAGTTTTTGGTCGAGACGGACCAGCGGCTCGGCACCAAAATTTTCAAGAAGGACCCGATGGCTTACCCCGAGACGTGTTGTTCATTTGGGAATTGGCCGGCGGTGGCAAAAGTGTGTACCCAACAGCTTTTGACACGTCGGTGTCCCAAGTTTATGGAAAAGTACATCAAAGCAGGCGGCGCGACTTCACGGCTTGTCGACTTGGTTATGTATGTGAAGGGCACTCAGCAGCATCACACGTCGGTTCAGGATGTTCTTGATCTTGCGGCTGTGATCCAGAGAGCGTATGAAGAGGATCATTTTCAACTTGAGCCGGGCAAGTCGTACATGACATGTATCCCATTACAAACATCCGCACTTTTGAATCAGTAGACATGGAAAAATCAAAAATATCAATATCGTCAGCCTCGATGACAGTCGTCTGGTATATAGTGTATCGATGCCGAAGACTGAATGCAGCACCTAAAAGTCGAAGGCTGTACGTTTTGAGGTTGTTCACTCGGGCGGAAAACTCCCCGCCCAAGCGAATAACATGAACTGTCTTTGGGTCTTTATCGATGACTGATGTGCATGGCGTTTCTTCGAGAGCTCCTCCGTCGATGTAGTGCCAGTCGTTACGCTTGATGCTCTGGATGAGAAATGGAACGGCGACCGTCATGGTGAGCGCTTCGTGGACAGACATGTCAGGGTGTGTATCCACTGAGAAGTAGTGCGTCACTGTAAGGTCAATACAACATGCCGAGATGTACAGTTTTATAGGCCAATGGGCATAGAGCTCTGCGAATGTGACATCGTCTTTTCCGAGAACCTTACGTGTCACATCGATGAGCACCGAACGAATCTTCTTTGAACTCACGAGACCATACGTTTTGAAGAGGGTCTTGATGTTTGGTCTCATAATGTTTTTTACAGGAATATCGGCACTAATTTCAAACATTCGAGAAATGTCCCCCTTTGTAAGGATGTACATAAAGCCGGCGAGACCGCCCGCGGATGATCCTGATATTGTTTCGAGGTCACTCAGTAGGCCTTTATCTAAAAGCGCACTGAGCGTACCCATGAACAAAAAGTACGCCATCGCACCTGGTCCAATCACCAGGTGCTTCATCTAGTCTCTATATCTAATAGTAATTTGGAAACTGGCCGCGCAGGAAGGAGAACACGAGCGCAAACACGAGCGTGTGCACACCGACTGCCGTCACAGAGCTCTGACGGGACATAAACACACCGCGGCTGCCCGGGGGGATCGTCAGAAGCATGCCTGGAGAAAGCAGAACAAAGAGGACAGCCGGTACAAAGAGATCAGCCGGGCGAAGAGAAATCTTGAGCACAAAGCGTGCCAAGAAGTAATACACAAGGGCCAGCACAACTGCGTGTAGCAGAACCGCCTGGACATTCGAACTGGCACCTGGAAAGAGACGCAGGGACGGCAGGGACAAAATTATACCCGGACTGAGCAGCGCAAAAAGAATCGCCGGCGTGAGAACCTTCGGGCCGGTAATATCAATCGCCATATATATATTAATCAGAATTTTTTTGGACAAAGGCGCAAAACTTGTGAAAAGTCGCATGTGTCATGAGTGTACTGCTCAGTGAATTGTCTTCGAGGTATGCCCGGAGTGACATCCACATGTTGAGGATGTGCTCACTGTGCCAGTCCTGCCAGGATTCTTGGTCGAGAAGAAACTCATCCTCCTCGTGAGATTCATCGTCCCGGGCATCCTCACACTGGAACGCGTCAACACTGTACTCGTTATTGACACCCATCAGTCGTTTGCTTTTCTTACTGTAAGCACGTCTCTCTCCTTTACGGGAGCAGCGTCGACGATCGCCTGGAAAGCGCCTTCGACTCGAGTCTCGTCGCCGCCAAAAAAGGCACGCAGACCGTTTAGTATAACTTCCTTTGTCAGGCTGCCTTTAGACTGTTTGGCCTGGTAGGCGACCCTTTGACCCTGCACCTTGATGACTGGATCTGAGTCCTCATCGTCCTCCTTCATTTTCTTCATAAACTGCTGAACCTCAGAACGAAGCTCCTTCTCGCGCTTGTTGATGACACTAATGTCAGCGCGAGCAGCTTTCAGCTGAGATTTGAGAGCGAGCCACTCTGTCATAATGTCTTTAAGAGTGGCCATTTACTGTAGACGTGTTTTTACTTTTTAATAGCCTTTGTACTCATTCTGGATCTCGAACTTGGGACGCATGGTGTCGGGCGGGATCGTGGACAGGTTGAAGATGCTCACTGGGTCGCGGGGGTTGGGTGGCTCGGAGCGCTCCTGGAGGTTGGCGTTGCGGAGGTTGCCGCCGATCGTCTCTGGGAAGCCAATCTGGGCACGGGGATCCAGGAAGTTCTGACCGGACAGGATGGCATCAGCGCTAAACTGACCGAAATCCTCGGTCGTCACCACCTCCTTGGGGATCAAGCCTACGTTGGGATCGCTAGGCACCTGACCCACCTTGAAGCTGCCGCCGATATTCTCGAGTGCCTCCGTAAACGGAGCCAGCATGCTGGCAGCAGTGTCAGAGGCACCCTGCACAATATAAGAGTCACCGCCCTGCTGGATCATTGGGCCAGGCTTATCGGTCGGAACGGTTGCACCGACAGGCTCGTTCGTGTATGGACTGCGCTGGGGCATGAACAGCATCAACGTAATCAAAAAGAGAAGAACCAGGATCGCCAGACCTTTGCCGTCCATTTATACTGTACATCTACTTTTTTTTATAGGTCCATGTCCGGCTCCTCCTCGACTGGGTCATCCTTGAACAGATACTCCCGGGGGAACTTTGGCTTTGGTGCCGCCTTGATCCGCACCTGGATCACTTTCCATACTGGCTCAAACGCGCGCTTCGTAAATACGAGGCCTGACAGCTCGAACAGTACGTCGACTGGAACACCCGGGTCCACCTTGTCAAGTTGATTCTTCTGAGTGTCATAGATCATAGTGACAATCTCACCCTTGATCGTCGCAAACGAGGCTGAGAGCTCCGACTCTGGGTTGACACTCTTCTGGTATGCCGATGAGACAGTCTCGTCCGAAATCTCTTTTCCGAACCACTCCACCTTGGACAGCTTCGCCTGAGCGACGATTTGCTCATCAATCTCCGAGAAAAGAGTTGGGTCCGTCTTGATCGTCGCCTGAGTTCCCTCGATCGCCACGAAGGTGACCCCGTTCATCTGAGGCATGACACGTGACCCATCATCCTGGGTCACCTTCAGGAAATAGCGGCCATCCTGGAGCTTTGCTGGCTTGGAGAAAAGCATCTGTGAATATAAAATAAATCACGTCTCTAAGTAATGAGTATATGCGGCCCTCAGTACAAAAACTCAAATTGTCAATGTTATTTGCAATTGACACCTGGTCTGAAACCCGGATCGAACGTTGCGACAAGCACACCGATATGCGCCTTTCGACTCGATGATTTCCAGTACGCCTGTGACTCCGGCTGTTGTCCCGCAGCCTGTACAATCGACAACGCAATATCGACGACTGTCATGGAGACAAAAAGCACGGCTGCCGTGAGCAGTTCCTGGACTGTACTCGATTGGTTTCTCATTGTCATGGCGATCGTGTTCTGTATTCTTTTGTTCATAGGCATTGCGTGGGCATCTCGCAGAAGAAAAAACCTCGGCACTTAATAGTTTATGGATCCTCAACAGTTGATGGACTATGCGCGCGACACGACCATCTATGGGCGCTTCAAGGTCTGGCACCTTGTGATGTTTCTGATGCTCGGCCCGATATTCACCTGGCCAATGCTTTTCATCCTTGGTGCTGTACTTGTGTATGAAAATCGAAACATAGTTAAAGAAGTCCAAGGTATATTCACCAGTAATGGAGGCAACCAACGAGCTACTGACTACCCTGCAGGCCGAGATCAAGGCGCTCCGCAAGGACCTGCGCAAGGTTAAGCAGCTGCTAGAGGATCCGTCTGGTGAGAAGACCAAGGCTCGTGCATCCAACAATGGGTTCAACAAGCCTCTGGATGTGTCCGACAAGCTACGTCTATTCCTACGCCTGGGTGCTGATGAGAAGGTGTCTCGGAGCCAGGTGACGAAGATGATCAACCAGTATGTAACGGAGAAGAACCTGAAGAATGGTCAGCAGATTTCTCTGGATCAGGTGCTGAAGGAGCTGCTGAACCCACCCGAGGGTACGACGGTGACCTTTCTGAATATCCAGAAGTTTATCAACCCGCACTACATCAAGCCGACTCCGGAGCCCAAGACTCCACCGACTCAGGGTGCCAACTCGACGACGCCAGATGCCCCAAAAAAGGCAGCTCGTCCGACTCTGAAGAAGGCTCCTTCTGCACCTGCAAAGTAAGTTAAACAATTTTGTCGTGTAATAGAAAATACTATGGAGCCTGTCCAGCTCGTCGATCCGCCCGCGCTCGACAAGTCTAAAATTGAACAGCTCGTTGGTACAAAGATTCGTGACGTGTCTTTGTATCAGCGCGCCTTTACGCATAAATCTGCTCTAAAAAAGTACCAAGGACTTTCCGGGTCGTACGAAACGCTTGAGTTTATGGGTGACTCTGTACTCGGATTTATAATCACGCGTCACTTGTTTGACAAGTACGAAAAGGAGCAGGAGGGGTTTTTGACCAAGGCTCGCACAAAGATGGTACGAGGAAAGACACTGTGTGAAATTGCCGAGACTCTCGGGCTCCATTCATGGATTCTCATGGATGACAAGGGGATCAGGAATCATTGGAACACCAATCCGAATATCCTCGAGGATGTTTTTGAGGCGCTCGTCGGTGCGATATATCTGGACCTCGGGATGGTTCACGCCAAAAAGTTTGTCTTTGCGGCGTTTGAAAGAGTGGAAATATCTCTCACAGACGACAACTACAAGGACCAGTTGATGCGCAAGTGCCAGGCTGAAAAGTTGCCCCTGCCTGACTACCAGGTCCGAAATCAATATCCGAATGGAACATTTCACATCGAAGTACTTGTAAATGGCATCCCGTGTGGTTCAGGATTTGCCTCGACAAAAAAACAGGGAGAACAAAATGCGGCTGAAATTGCTCTTAAACACATGCGTACCTAAGGATGTATGCACCAAAGGGTGGCTGAGCTTCTGGCACAGGCATATGCTGATCAGCGGTCTGAAGAATGGTTGGCGCTCCGTGGAACGATGCTCACAGCGAGCGACCTTGCTTCGGCCATCGGTGATAATCCGTATGAGAAACCGAGCGACCTCTTGCTTAAAAAGTGCGGTGCTGTAAAATGGGGTGGAAATGCTGCGACGGCGCATGGGACACTACTCGAACCGATTGCCAGAGATCTTTACGACGCACGCTACAACCGCAAGTCGCACGAAATTGGTCTCGTACAGCACCCAGTTCACAAGTGGCTCGGCGGATCGCCTGATGGTGTGACTGAGGATGGTCGTCTCATTGAGATTAAATGTCCTCTGACGCGCAAAATTACGCATGCTGTCCCAAAGTACTACCTGCCTCAAATTCAGCTGTTGCTCGAAGTGCTTGACCTCGAGGCATGTGATTTCATCCAGTATCGCCCAGGCCCGCCTGAGGAATTTGAGGTGACCGAGGTAATTCGGGACCGTGCATGGTTTGCACACATCTTACCGATTGCCAAGGCGTTTTGGGACCAAGTGATTCTACGCCGCCAAATCGGTCTCTGTGAGATTGAGAGTGACACGGAAGATGATTCTGTCGCGATCGTCTCTCAGGGATTGGTTAAGGAATATGTATGCGAAATAGAAAGCGAAGATGAAGTGCGAGAAGTGTCGGAACCAGGTGGGTCTACTGGTTCTGACATGTCGCGAGTGCACGAAACAGTTTTGCACACGGTGCATCCAGCTGGAGATGCACCTCTGTCCTAAAATTAGTATACGAAGTGAGACTGAGCGTTCTCTGCTCGAAAAGAAGCTCGTCAAAGTAGAGTCTCCGAAGGTGATCAGACTTTGAGCACTTTGGCGATGACAAAAATTACGAGCAAAAGGATGAGCATGATCCAGATGGGGAAGAGCGACTCTTGATGACCAAAGATAGGCTCGTTGGTGTAGTTTTCACCATTGCGCCACATGGTTTCACGGGACCATGTCGTCGTTCCATCGTCGTACTGGATCTTACGCGCCGGAAACATGAACGATGTCGCTGGGTCTACACCACCCGTCTTTAAATACATAGCACCTGAGCGGTCACGCGCCAGAGGCACCAGGTGATCATTGTATTCGGGATGTTCGGGCGGCATGTTCCACGAGGCCGGGCTGTCATCTGGCTCTGCCCACTTCATGTCGGGATACAGGTAATCACCGCCGTTGTACGGAACACCGAACGTCTGAGAAGCCGTGTATGGATTGACGCGATCCATCGACAACTGGTCATTCACCAAAAGTTCAGTCATTACTAGTTACAGTCAACATATTTTCTGGTCTGGACCTTTTCCCGGTGACGGAGCCACATTTCATCCAAATCGACATTCAGCATATAGGCGAGCTGGAATAGATACGAAAATACGTCACCCATTTCTGTCGTGATGTCCGTCCCCCGATCCTTTTTGAGTCCAGTCTTTCGGAAATTTCTCTGGTACTGCCGGATGGCCGATGCAAGCTCGCCAATCTCCTCAGTGAAGAGCAACCAGACTGTACTGACGGGAGCCTTGTCCCATCCTTTTGTTTTACACAAATTGAACGTTTCATCGCGATACGTATTCATCATGGGTTTTTAGCGTCTCATTTGTTTATAAGAATCAGGAATGCAAAAATGAGAGACGCGAGTTCTATGGAACATCTGAGCTTCTCAGTCTGGAGCTCAGTGAGGTCCCGGCGGTCTGCAACAATGGCACTTATAAGCCGTGAAATCCGATCAATGATGAAGAAGATGACAAAGCCGAACGCAATGTCCTGTGGAGTCTTCATTAACTTGCCGTAGGAATAAATTCCCATGCGAGCTCCCGGCATATGAGTTTCCACATTTCATCCTGACGGTGGAGTTTCTCTTTGGATTTGAGCAACGGAAAACAGGGGAGGTACTCATCCTCTCCCAGAAGCTCACAAAACTTGTACAGCGTGAACGAGTAGGAAAGGAAGTTCTTTCGGTCAGCCGGACAATGTTTCTCAAAGGGTTTTTGTACTTGGCCAAACATGAGACGCAGTCGGTCCTCGAGTTCTTGTGGCATGGTTGGTGGCTTGACTCCATTGAGAATCGTTGTGATGTACGGCGTGTGTTCATAGTATTTGTTGAGTCCGAGCTTTTTGAGAAGGCCGCGGATCTTCACATGTGTAATATCCGTGTTGTCTTTGATTTTCTGTTTTTTGAACTCGTTCCTGAGCTGGACAATCACCTCATCAGGTATGCTCGTCGATTCCTTGGCCTGAAATTGAGAGACCCATTCATTGAAATGATTGTCGCGTTTGTATGAATACACGACATTGCGTTCCATCTCTTGTTCTTCCTTGAACCCCCGTTCGTTAGACTGTACATACTGGACCGCTCCGCACTCGGTGCACGCCTGTTCGCTCGTTTCTGGCTCAAAAACGAGCGTGTACTTTCTCTCACAGCACGGGCATTCGATTGCCATATCGTGAATCTGAAGCTTTTTGTACTCGGTCACGTTGTTCTCGACAGTCGACATGTATTCATCGAAAATGTCTTTGCGTTTGACACCACCAGTTCGGTCAGTCGTGTACTCACGGATGTGCGGGATGCACTGCGCCAGATACTCATACAACTCCTCAGGTCTACCCTCGAGTTCCTTTATTTTCTCGTTTATGCGTCGTTCCATATGTGTTAAAGATCTTGATTCTTTATTAGTTATGAATGTCTTACTGGCATGTAGACCAAAAAATATGACAATACGAGAGGTGGCTACTTCAACAACAGGTGAAAAAATTACAACGTACACATTCAATAGTTTGGAATATACACACGTGGGTTCATGGCCTCCGTTGCACGTCCCGGGTTTCCATGTTCCGATCGCAACAGTAAAAATCGTAGACACGAATGAAGATATTACTGCTCAGGTGAAACGCTTTGCCGGACCAGGGCATATCGTAACAAATGACATTTTACGGTATGCGATGGGAACATGGTCTTGGATTTTTGTGTTTCTTACAAAGAGTTTTGGCATTTCAGTTTCGACCAAACCGAAACTTGTTGTACCGGATAGATGTCCGGCAATCGCGGTGACGAATATTCTCGGTCAGACGTCAATTTTTTGGGCCAAGTAAAATCGGACGTCACCAAGGTTTGCAATGGCGTAGCGCACAATCAACGGAAGCTTAGGGTTTTTGGAGTTTTGGAAAAGCTGGACGCTCGAGCACAGGTTCGTCGCCTTTGTATACATGTTGATGTACTTGAGTGGAAAAACACCGCCGACAGGCTCAGCCTCCTTGGGTGTTCCACACTCGATGATAGTCTTTTGGTCAGCAAAATCACCCTCACAGCTCAGTTCGAGCAGGTGACCCCGGCGAACGATCGAAATGTCGCTCGCCAGGTTTGCCATGTCACGTGAGATGCGCTGGAAATCAACCGACGGTAGTGTCGTCACGAGATCCATGTCTATATCCGGAACAATCAGGTCATCCTCGTTGATGTCCAGGAGCTTAAGACGAAATTTAGTCATCGAGTGCTTCGTAGTATTCTCAATCTCAATCTCAATGACGTCATGACCTTCAATTCGCAATCGCAGAGAATCGTTGTTTGTCACAGACTTGAGAAGCTTATGCATGTTCGACAGATTTACACCCGCGATCACGTCAGTCTCACAGGAATACTCCTCAAAGTTTTCGGCCGGCAAGAACATATGAACGAGGGTCACGTGCGCCGTGTCCAAGGTGACAATCTTGACTCCATCAGATGTAAAGTATATGTTCACATCGTTGATGATGTCTTTAAGCACCTCAAAGATGGTCCGGAGAGCACTCGCCTGTATGGTCTGAAGGTACATAGACGGAAAACGGTGTTGTTTTTTATCTGACATATCATAGCATTTTTCTTAAGATGTAGTATGACAGTGATTGTTACATTGAAGAGGAGTCCCAAGCCCGAAAAGAAATGGCGCGCGACATTCGCGACGGGTCAGACAGTCGATTTTGGACGGCGTGGCTACTCGGATTACACGTTGCACAAGGATCGTGAACGAATGCTCAGGTACTTGGTGCGCCACCGGCGGCGCGAAAACTGGACACCGAGTGGCAGATACACCCCTGGTTTCTGGTCCAGATGGCTTCTTTGGTCAAAGCCAAATATGTCCACAGCCATAAAGACGACCCAGAGAGCATTGGGGTCGGGATATATTATAAAGAAATAGGTCCAGCCTTCTTTATGAAGAAGACGATTCCAGGTGCGCTCCGTGAGCAGGTATGGATTCTTTATTGCGGCGACATACATTTCAAACACAAATGTCTCGTGACGTGGTGCGAGAACACCATGACACCATTTAGTTTCGAGGTGGGACATAACATCCCCGAAAGTAAAGGCGGGCCGACTGACATTAACAACCTGCGCCCCATTTGTGCAAAGTGCAACAGGTCTATGGGAGACGACTACACGATCGACGAGTTTTCGGCACTCTCTGAACGCCGACACGTCTCGAAACTATGGGAATGTTTCAAATATTCGCGGCCCGAGTGAGTTCCTCGGCACGAGCCTTCCGGCGCACATCCTTGTTCCGTGAGTTGATGTGCCGACGCGGTGGGGGCAATGGTACAGGCTTGTCTGACCATGTCCAGACTGGACGAGCTGTCACGTGACTCAATGGAGAGAGCTCAGTCTTGACGAAATGGCGGTTCGAGTGGAGAATCGCATTCACTTTTGAGCGTTTCATAGCCATGAGGGAACTGATGGTATACGCCGTAATCGGGCCGCGCTCCTTGACAAGTGTCTCCATTCATTCTTCGGCACTCCATTTTTTTATGTACACATGGTATGGGTTGGACCATTAAAGGCCAAAAGCCAGGAACGTACCGTCGTCCAAAGACGGCAGGTCGTAACGCCAAGCTGACGACGATCGTCGAGCGTAATCTTTGGAAGATTGTTCGGAATTCCATGAAATCGAAAATGCTGTTTGCCAAACGCCGCGGTAGATTCCTGATTCTATAATTTTTTTGAGTAAAGCATCTTTTTAACTGGAGCTAAACAGTTAAAAAGCGCTCCCAACAAGGATTGAACTTGTGACATTCCATTTCAAAATTACCAAACCTTTGACCGATGATACACAAGCACCATTGATTCAATCTACAATTTTTACAAGTACCCCTGTGGCCGTCTGAGCATTTAGGGTCTTTCGGAAACTGTTCGAGTGGTTTTAAAACCTCACATTTGGAACACTTCTTTTCCATTGGTAGAGTATGAGACAATTTTTTTAAGTGGAGATTGGCACTTAAAAAAACGTCCCCGGTGAGACTTGAACTCACAATCTACAGGTTAACAGCCTGACGCCTTAACCAATTAGGCCACAAGGACTCATGAGCATTGTTACGACGCTCTACCTACTGAGCTATAGGAGCTCGAGAGTCTTTTAAGGACATACTCAGGTCCAACTTTGTTTACTTTGATACTTTTTTCAAAAACGCTGAAGCCTTGTTAATATTAGCCATGACTTTCTTTTTAGCTGGTCCATCCTTCATGTTACGAACCTGTTTACGCTTCAGGGCGACAGCCGCTTTCATAACTTGAATCTCAAACTGAAGTTTATTCATTTATTATCTACTAGAAAATAATTGCATCAGATGGGGTTCGAACCCATGCGGCTTGCGCCAGCAGAACTTGAGTCTGCCTCCTTAGACCACTCGGACACTGATGCGCTGCTCTAGCTGGGACTTGAACCCAGGGCGTTTGACTCATAAGATCAATGCTCTAACCAACTGAGCTACTAGAACCGACCCTACTGGGACTCGAACCCAGGCTTCAAGCTTAGAAGGCTTGCACTCTATCCATCTGAGTTACAGGGCCATTAATTTGCCTCCATTGGGTCACGATCCCAAGACCTCTCGCTGACACGGGGAGGAAACGCAAGCGTTTCCGCCTACGAAGCGAACGCTCTACCAACTGAGCTATGAAGGCTTTTTCTGACCTACGTGAATCGAACACGTGACCTAAAGATGTCTCACCATCCTCGAGAGTCTTTCTTTCGACTACAGTCTTTCGCTCTACCAATTGAGCTAAGGTCAGGTGGGCTCTCTGCCCAACAACTCAACGCTCATTGTCTTTAATTGCCACAGCCGCAACCACTCACCTTCTTTTGTCCGTAGATCAACTGCCACAGAAAGTGCGTCAGGACCACGAACACGAGAGCGTGCAGCAGCAGACCGCCCACCTTGGGCAGGCCGTCAGCCGTGGCGACCCAGCCGCCAAGCAGCGAACGGACCAATAGGAAAGCCTGTGGGCTGGCGAGCAGTGCAAAGGTCAAAAAAGGAATAATCTTCTTCATGGGATCCATTGATACTACATGACTAGAAATTATTCTGCATGTTTGAATACGCATCCTGCACCTTGCGATTAATCTTCTTTTCGAGTTCGGGTGTCATAGTCGGGGCGAGCGACGCTCCGTAACGATCGAGGTCAAACATGTCCCCGACTTCGTCCGCCCCGTCGAGTGACGTCGTGGCAGGCCCGTAAGAGTCTCTCGCTTCGACATTCTCCACTGGAGCCATCGATTCGACCCATGACTTGACCTCGAGACCAACGAGGAGTTTTCCGTCATTCGTGAGAAGCGTCGGTACACGGGTCACCTGTTTGTCAGGAATACCATGCGTTGTCACGTTGTGGAACCGCATAACCTTGATAAGGGCTGGATTTTCCTGGATGAGCTGTATGATTTGGGCTGAGTACTGGCATCGATCACTGTAGACCAGCGTGGCCATTACTAAACCTTCAGGGATTTGGTATTTTTTTTTGACGCGCTATTGTAATGAAAGATGATCAGCTCATCGTGTTTCTACTCCTGGCGTTCTTCGGGTTTTTGATTTGGAACTCGCGACGCTCATCATCAGAACAGTTTGAAAATGTGACGGACGAAAAGCCAGTCGAGCCGGCAATTATTCAGTCGATGATCAACGCCCTTCAGGCTCGCGTTCCTGACATATATCCCGTACAGACCCTGTACGTCCACAGCATGGAGGGTTCTCAGGGGTCAGAGGGGTATAATGCTCGGATTCTTTTCATAAATACCCGTGGCTACTTTGGCGTCCAGTATGACATTCAGGCTGATGCACAAGGCCGGCTGCTCAACGTGTCCGGTCAGGTGGCACCTGACGCCGAAGGTCCGTTTTCGCCGTACGCCGATGATAAGTACACGACGTACGAAGACATCCAGACGGCACTCGACAAGCAGTTTGACGACCTGAAGGCCAGCGCCGTCCCAGGATTTGACTCAAAACTCGGAAAGTTGCTCGACGACACGCGTCTTCAGCAGCGTACCCAGGCCCTGAAGCAAGCTGAACCTGGTACTATGTTGGGTTCAGGTGCGATTGAATTTGCCGATCGATAAGAATTGTCTATAGTATGATTGTGTCTGCCAAGACACTCGCTGAACGTGAAAAAAAACGACTCGATGTAAAAAAAGCAACATACCGCGCCATACTGGAACAGTTTTCCCGTAAAATATCGAACGCAGCAACGCTCGGTCTACATGAAGTCTTTCTCACAACGCCAAGATTCATCATCGGTTTTCCAGCCTATGATGTCGAAGTCGCGACGGTATACCTGGCACGCCAACTGACTCGGCTCGGGTATGCCGTGCGACCGACCGCCCCCCTGACAATGCACGTCACCTGGGTCAAGCCGGTGTCGTCTACACATGCTGTGGTAATCGATCACTCGAATGACGAACAGCTTCCGACGCTCGCAAATCTCCACAAAACTGCGCAAAGTATCCGTTCAAAAAAACGTTAGATGAATGTAATGGATGTGCTCGTCGAAGCCGAGCGCAAATACATGGCAAAACTTTCGAGTGCTATGACCTCGGTCATGATCGATGCTTTTTTTGATTTGTATGCCGAGGCAAAGAAAGTATCCCAGGGGCGCAAGACGCTGATGCAATTCCAGGCTTTGCTCGTCGAGATTAAAAACTGGAACAACACCATCGTGAAGCAGCACACAGATGCCATCATCAAGACGTGCTCTATGTTTTCGAACTTGCTCGCGGCAGTGTTTGTCATATCCGTGAAAATCATGTCAGCTGTGCGCATCTCAAATGATTCTCGAAAGTTGAACATCAAATTGCCGACCAACGACGTCTTTGTTCACTCGTGCTATATGGCAGCCGCAAAAGACCTCTACGAAGATCCATACATTGTCGCGAACGACATGAAGGATTCTGAGAAGCGTGCTCAAATGATACACCGTTTCACAAAATGCATCAAGGATGTCATCGAGGATTTCATCCCTGTCCAACAAATTCTTGATACATACATTCCGGGCTTTACAGGTGGCGAGCTCGACATCGATCATGGGGTCGCCGCTGATCCAACTGACATGGCTGACGAAGAGGACGGGCCCCCGCCCCAGACAGAGACGCCGATGACGGCCGAGCCGGCACCGGATCCCGCAACGGAATCAGTCGAACCGGCATCAGAGGCGCCTCCGATGGCTGACGAGGAAAGCGAGGTCAAGGCTGTCCCGGTGACACCGCCTCCATCATCCGCAGTTCATCAAGAAACGCTATTCGACGATGCGCCCGAAAAAAAGTAGAGTACAAGTAGTATATGGATCACTATTTTCGGAATCCAATGTCTGCCGCCGCGATTGCGGGTGCAGTCACTATCGCATATATACATGTGAAAGCATCGATGAACAAAGAAAAACTCCAAAACTCGGCATACTTCAAACCGGCATTCCTTGTAGCAGTACTCGTGTACATCATCGTTCAGCAAGGAAACGCTTCTCATGAATCCATCTCCTCTGATCCTTTCTGAGCGACAGTGGAATCACACTTAAAGTATTTATACACTAGTTACGTAATGGCGTCCACTGTCTCCGCGTTCAATGACATGATGCAGCAGTTTCTCGACGAACTCGTACTCACTTTCCCAGAGGAAAAGTCGTTCGTCAAGTTCCAAGCGTCTTTCAGTCTGATTCGTAAAACTCGTCCGCGCATGGTTCTCGAGAAGTACATGAAGTCGATCGGCCCAGTTTCGAGTCAGCTCATGGAGAAGAACGAGAAGTTCTTCAAGGAGAACTCCGACTCGATCGAGCTTCTCAAGGAGCTTGATCTCATGAAGATTTGGACGGATGATCTGTCTCAGAATACAAAGGAGGCGATCTGGAAGTACCTTCAGACGCTGTACATTCTTGCTACGACCATCTCGGCGCTTCCAGCCGAGACGCTCTCGATGATCGAGAGCGTCGCGGAGAAGTGTGCCAAGCAAATGTCCGATGAGGGCATTTCATCCGAGGAGGCGCTCATGAAGAACATGGCCAGTCTGATGTCCAACCTCATGGGGCCACAGGGTGGTCTGAAAAAGATCTAGGTGTACATCAATATGGACATTGTGCAAGAAGTGTTCCAGAAGGACAAACTCTTGGACTTTTGGCCAACGAACCGTCAGTCTGCAAAAGAACGCGTCGAGGCGACGACGCGTTTCGTCATTTACGCGTCAGTCTCCGTGTACCTCACAAGCCGTGATTCACGCGTCGTGCTTCTCGGTCTGCTTGTGCTGTCCGTGCTGTACATTCTTTATTTCAACGGTATGATTCCAGATGGAGAACGCTCAGAGACGTACAAGCTCGACACGGCCGGTTTCACAATGCCGTCACGCGACAATCCCATGGGCAACCTACTCATGGGCGAGTACTCGACCAATCCGGACCGTGACCCAGCCGCTTGGTATCCGTCGGTCCGCGAAGAGGTCCAGAAGGAGTGGGACGGTATTCATCCATTCGAGCGTGTTCGTGACGCCGAGCGGAATTTCTACACTACTGCCAGTACGACAATCCCGAATGACCAGGCGGCCTTTGCTCAGGCTTCTTATGGACGACCATTTGCTCCGCAGTGTCGCGACACTCCTGGAGCGTGCGACCCAGAAGGAAACCCGAACGCACGATTCCCAGAGCGTGTCCAAATGCGAGGCGGAAATGGCGCTCGCTAATTCTTTTATAGACTAGTAGTAAAATGCCTCGGCTTCAGACGGATGGTCTGCTCCTCGAAGACGACATATGGAAGGGTCCAAGCAACACCAACTACGTCGACATTGTTATGACGGACGATTCGCTTCGTTCTCAGACGACGTCGCGGATGAACAAATACTACACGGCCAAGTCGTTCGACTTTCCTCGCCTCTATGAAGTTGAAAATGAAATTCGCGTCATGAAAACAAATCCCATCAGCACATATGCTCTGTATCAGTCAGAAGCTTTTGCTCAGCGTTACACGGTAAAGCAATAAATATATCACAGTACATTAATATGGCATTGTCCCTCGCTGCCGTCGCCGGACTCGTCTTCATTGGGAAGAAGATCAGTGACGCCAAGGAGGAACAGGAAGAGGTTCAGGGCACACTCGCAAAAGCGGCTCCGCCCACGAAAATTACGAAACTCGATACAGATCTCATGGCGTCCGCACCAGGTATGCGCGCCGATGCATTTGGAATGAGACCGATCAATCCGTCTTTTGGTCGTCGCATCGGTGACGCGTATCTCCCTCCTAAAGAAGCAGTGGCGAACCTGGGTGACATTACGAAGGACGGGAAGCGCTTTCCGTTTGGTCAGCCGGTGTACTCGACCGTCTACCGCGAGAATGTTACGAACAAGATGAACAACTTGAACCCGGCCGAGAAGATGTATGTCGGCCGCGGCCTTGGTCTTGATCCGAATGTACCGGCCGCTGGTGGTTTCCAACAGTTTTTCCGCGTTTCGCCAAACAACATGAATGAGGAGAAGTTGACCACTCTTCCCGGAACTTGGGGCGGTCCAGTCAATCCCGTTGTGAAGAATGGAGGCACGACAATGGGAGAGATTACTCATCACGCCAAACAGTCAAAGGCTTGGTATCGTGCTCCGGCTCAGAACAGAGGCCAGGGCCAGGGCGGTGCACTCACCGGACCAGAGGGCCGTCCGGACTTTCAGAAGACGCGCCGGACGACAAACCGCCAAGAGACTGGATATCGAGACGATACTCTCGGCGACGGTCCGGCCGCATTCCATGTCGGCCAGGGGTATGACAGCACGCTCACCAACAACAAGATGACTCGCTGGTCTGAGAATCGCACGAATCCTGACCGGGCCGGAAATCCAGGTCGTATGAATGTACGGCAGGATCCCATCGGTATGGTTGGCGCAGGAACGACGACGCGCCTCGAGGCCGGTCCACTTCCGATCCGCCCAGCGGACGGTTCGAAGAACTACCGGTATGTGCCTCCTCAGTATGACCGTCTTAATGTTAAGAAGGGGGCGGCGACGCCACTCGATCTCAATTTGGCTCGGGACGTCCGGGCGAAGAATCCGTTTGCCCAACCAGCATTTTCAAGTGCGGGTTCGTCGTAAAAAAAAAGGTTGTCTGAATGATAAATGAGCGGTGGCATTGTTCAACTCGTTGCGGTCGGCGCTCAGGACGCATACCTGACGAGCAAACCCGAGGTCTCGTTTTACCGTTCTTCGTACAAGCGTTACACGCATTTTGCCAACTCGGTTGAGCGTCAGCTTATCCAGGGTCAGCCTTCCCCAGGTGGTGTATCGACTGTGCGCTTCGAGAAGAAGGGCGACCTACTGTCCTACGTGTACTTGTCGGCACGCGACACGAGCGGTGCTCTTATCCCGAACATTGACTGGGCATCTAATGTCATCGACAAGGTGGAGCTCCTGATTGGCGGTCAAGTGATTGACACACAAGATTCTTATTTCTCGACTCGCATCGAGCCAGTGACGGCGGCTGTAAACTTGAACCAGCGTCTGCTGCCAGCTCAGACGGGGACGCAACCTGGCTACAACTTGAACTCCTTCTACGCACTCAAGTTCTTCTTTTGCAAGGATTGGCAGTCTGCCCTGCCCCTTGTGGCTCTCCAATACCACGACATTGAAATTCGCATTACATGGTCGAGCAGTCTGGGTACGACGTGCGGCACAGGCGTCATCCCCGGTGACGCCGCCACCAAGTACTCGGGTCTGCAGTACATCGTCTGGTCCAACTTCATCTACCTGGATCAGGGTGAGCGCGATTACTTTGCCAAGACGCAGCAGGACATGCTGATCACACAGGTGCAGCGCCAGTTTATTCCGGCCAGCTCCACGATGGAGTTGGCGTTCGCCCACCCCGTCAAGTACCTGGCCTTCCAGTCGAACAACTACTCATCGGTGTACTTGTCGAGCCCGGCAAGCGCCGCCAACCTGCAGTTCAAGACGCAGGTGAACGGCACGGACATTGGCGACTCGCGTCACCTGACCCAGTGGGTTGATACAAACCAATATTACCACACGCCGTTCGGCTACGTGCCTACGACGTTCACTGCCAATGTGGCGGTGATCCCGTACTGCCTGGATACATCCAAGCTTCAGCCGACTGGTACGCTTAACTTCTCACGTATTGACACATACCGTCTGGTTACACCGTCTATCGTAACGATGCATAACATCGTACGCAACAGCGACACGTCCTTCGGTAATGCAGTGAACACGAGCCTCTACGTGTACGCAGTCAATTACAACGTGCTGCGCATCCAAAGTGGTATGGGTGCACTTTTGTACAGTTCTTAAATATTGTTGTTAAATAAGAATGGCGGATTATCAACTCAAGTTGAAAGTCAATTCGGTCGATGTCGGCGAATACCGGCATCTTATTCAATGGTCAGATGTGAACACATATTATCACACACAGAATGGCTATTTGCTCTCGAACGTCTTGGTCATTCCATTCTGTCTGGATACGGCGTCTGTTCAACCTACAGGGACTCTAAATTTCTCAAGACTCGACAAGTTTGAGCTTGTCACTCCTCCGAGTGTTCCTTTAACTGCGATGATCACAGGTCAGTACCTCTATGCCGTCGGATACAATATCCTTGACATCAGGGACGGTACTGCATCGCTGATGTACTACGACTAAAATTTCGAATTGAACTGAAATAAAGACGCGCCTCATTATAAAGGAATATGTCGACCCCCGAGTCGGTCACCTCCCGTTTTCTGAAGGCCTTTGTCGCGACCGATGAGAGTCACGTCAAATGGCTCCAGAAAATGACCCTGCTCGCCGAGAAGCTCGGTGACATCAACCTGCAACAGAAGATTGTCGAGGACATCAACGCCAATCCTATGAAGATTAAGCTGTCGAACCTCGAGGCGCTCGATTGGCCGCACATCCATTTCGTCCTCGCCATGGCTTACGCCAAGGCGGTTCTCAAGGGTCAGGCGTACGTTCCGTCTGCCTAGAGCTCGTAAAGTACAGCAAGTCGATCAATGTAAAACTCGATCGGCACACTCAGTGTTATGAGTTCACCATTCAACTTGAACCCGTCACTGATCTTTTCGACTGAATTGAGAGAGACTATATCCAGATAGGCTGTCACACAAAATATGCGCAACTGTTCCGTGTCCCATGAACGAACTTCTATGATCTCCGGATCGACTGAATTATTATTAGATGAACCATTCCCATAAAGACTAAATACGTTGTTGACGACCGAGACGTTCGGCCATTCCTTCTCACGGACGACGTGCTCCTCGATCATCTTTGCCATGAAAACAGCATCCTGCTGTCGCTTGAACACGACTGTTGCTGTTTTCATGCGCTCATTGTCAAGACGCCATGCAAATACATTGTTCGGACTCGAGTGAAGTGTATAGACACGCTGGCTTCGCTCCTTTTGTTTTGGGAGCTTGGGCGGTCGTGTGAGTACGAGCGACATATTGAAAATGGGGGTGTTTTTTCTAGATAGTTGCGGTTACTCTGCCTGACTCGTTGAGGCGATCGGCGACAGAGTCTGTCTCGGACTTGTAGCCTGCATAGGACCATGTGAGCGCGATATACAATGCGACTGCACCGAGTGCCAGGCCGAAAACGTCTTTCATTTATTTTCTATAAAGAAAATAGTTATGGCCGAAGTTCAAGCGGCTCAGCTTCTTGCCCGAGGGGTACAAGACGCTTGGCTTTCTGGTGATCCTCAAGTTTCTTTTTTTAGATCACGATTCAAAAGACACGTCCCGTTCGCCACGACTGTTGAACGATTCCTCGTACCTCTCGACGGAAAGATTGTTCTGAGTCCAAAAAGCGATCTGCTCGGATACACCTATCTCACTGCTCATGACCCGACGACCGGGGCGCTCGCCCCTAATGCCGATTGGTCAAACATCATCTCGACTGTCGAGCTCGTCATCAGCAACCAATCGATCGCGACGCACGACTTGACATACATCAATACGATCCAGAAGGTTCTCGAATCTGACACGTACTCGAAGCGCTCGTCGACTCCATTCCAGCCACTTGGTTTTTTCTTTGACCGCCAAGCCTTGCCAATCGCAGCACTCAAGTACACCGGCATCGAGATCAATATCACATGGACCTCAACTGCAATGGCGTCGCAGTACGTATATAGGTGCTGGTCGCATTGTGTACATCTCGGGGAGGAAGAACGTGAGTTTTTTGCGACACATAACCATCAAATGATCATCCCACAATTACAGCGTATCATAATCCAAAAGGATGTACCTTTTCACGGGCCGATAAAATACATTGCAGCTCCTTGTATTAACTATTTGTACGATGTTTATAAACCACCATTATATCAATTTAATGGTTTCACGTTCACTACTTTAAATGGAGATTATCAAACTGGCCCAACATCTCTTTCAGGATATGGAACAAACTATCCAGGGTATGGAACACCATATGCACTCGTTCTCGGAACGGGTACAAGTGCTGGCATGCAAAGATGGACTGTACCCTATACAAGACTATATACTTTTATGGTCGCTGGTGCAGGTAACTCAAAGTCGTTGTTAACCCAACCTACTAATTCTAATTATATTTATACTTCATACGGAGCTGTCGTGACAATTACTTTACCCCTGACGGTCGGGCACGTATTGCGGTTATTGGTTGGACAACAAGGTGCTCAAACTACTGGACAATTTTCTCGTGGAGGAGGTAATGGCGGTACATTTGTGTACAACGAGACGACCTCGTCGCTCCTTATAGCCGCTGGAGGAGCTGGCGGGTCTGCTAGTGATATAAGTAGTGGAACTGGGGGTAATGGTAGTAACATAAGTCCATATACGGACGGAACTGGTAGAGGTCTAAATGGAAATACAGCAGTATCAGGGAATGGTCTTAATGGACGTAGCGCTTTATTCGGGACGGGAGGGACTAGTGGGAATGGTGGAGGTGCAAATACACAGGGGTATGGTGGTCAGGGGGGAGGAGGTTATATAGGAAATGGTCTTGTTAATCCAGCTAACGGAGAGACATCTACGGCGGCTCTTTCTTTTATAAATGGTGGAACTGGTGGAATTGGTGGAGTTTCTTCAGGTGGTTTTGGTGGAGGTGGGACTGGTGGTTCTGTTGGAGGTGCTGGAAGTGGAGGAGGAGGTGGTTATTCTGGAGGAGGCGGTGGAGCAAACTTGGGAAACGGCGAAGGTGGAGGAGGCGGTGGCTCTTGGTCAAGTGTTGCATGGTCACAGATCACAACAACAAATGCAGGTCAGGGCTATATAACAATAAGCTCTTAATCATCACCTGATAAACGGCTCCAGAAATCCATCACTTTGGGCGGGGCGGGTTCGGGCTCCTTGTGCTCCTCTTCATACTTTTTCATCTCATAGATGATCTCGATCATCGTATACTTTTCACACAGTTCGTCAATGAGACTCGTGTCTCCTTCACGGCCCTGTGCAGCTGCAAACATCTCGGCAAAGGCTCTTTTGGACTTTGTCATTTTTATGAACGAAGATAAAATGGTGTTTTGTTCGACGCATGAAGCGCCTTGGTAAAATCGGGGTTATTTATGATGCACTCACGGACGAGTATCCATAGGTCATTGCGACTCGAAATACCTTCGAGTGTGTCCCATATGATGGCCGTATTCTCATCGTGATTCTTTTTGAATGGCACTTGGGAAGATTCCATCTTCACCTTTTCTTCGTTAAATCTCTGAATCATGTATTTCTGTTCTATGGGGGTCATGGGGAGATCGAGGACGTAGACGTGGTAGACACTCACCGTGTCGGCGTCGGCCTCGGTGTCCCCTGGACCTTTATAATTGGTCGTGAATCGAAAGTAGGTGTACGACCCACTTTTCACATCGATAAGCCCTCGTGTCTCTTCATGGAGTTCACGAATAGCACATCGTAGAGGATTGTAAACCTCTCGACGTCGACATCCACCAGTCACAAAAGTCCATTCCTTGTATCGACGGTCATGCACGATCAGCATGTGAGGTCGATCATTAATCATCGTCACTGGAACCGCTATTGCTTTGTGCTTTTCTCTCGGGTTTGGGGAATACATCTCCCGTATCTAATCTAGGGTCATCAAAATATTTGGCCATAGTTCGCGTACTCGGATTGTATGTGATGAGAAATAGTATACCGATGACAATCAGCCACTTCCATATCTGCATTACTAGACGCTGCGAAAATCCGACGAGACCATTACGCGAACCAGGTCGTCGAACGAGTGACTCAGTGTCCACCCGGAAATACGTCGAAACTCCGAAGAATCCCCGGTCAGTACATCCACCTCTGCCGGCCTGTAGAATGTCGGATCGACCTCGATGAGCACCTGGCCTGTCTTCGGGTCAGTTCCAATCTCCTGTTCGCCCTGACCACTCCACTGAACAGTAGTGCCTCTGAACCCAAACGCCTTTTCGATAAATTCACGGACCGAATGTGTCTCGCCGCTCGATACGACATAGTCGCTCGGCTCGTCCAGTTGGAGCATATTCCACATGGCAACGACGTAATCCTTGGCATGTCCCCAGTCACGCTTTGCATCGAGGTTCCCGAGCCGGATCGGAAACTTGCCCTGACCGATCGCCTTGGTAATCTTACGTGTCACGAAATCTTCACCACGTCGGGGACTTTCGTGATTAAAAAGAATTCCGGTACACGCGTACATACCGTACGACTCCCGATAGTTCTTCGTGATCCAGTATGCGTACACCTTTGAAACACCGTATGGACTCCTAGGCCAAAATGGAGTCTTTTCAGTCTGAGGCGTCTCGACAACCTTTCCGAACATCTCGGACGTTCCGGCTTGGTAAAACCTGAACCGCTTGTCGCCTGTCTGTCGAATCGCCTCGAGCCAACGAAGTGCCCCGAGCGAGTTGACGTTCGCGGTCCACTCAGGTTGCTCAAAAGACACCTTCACGTGAGACTGAGCTGCCAAGTTGTACATCTCGATGCGTTCAAGCGTCTGGTCGGCCGAAACATCCTTGATGATATTTGTGATGCGCGATGTGTCCGTCATGTCACACTTGAGCAACTTGAAGTTTGGTGAGTCGATATGCACCAGACGTTCATGTTTTGGTTCGCTTGCATAGCGTGCCACGCCATACACTATGTAACCCTTTTCAAGGAGCAGTTCTGTCAGATAGGATCCATCCTGACCAGCAACACCCGTGATGATGGCTGCTCTGGTCATTATGTTTCTTTATATTCTCAAGCCTTTAGTTCTTTACATTCGGCAACGAGCTCGGCAATCTTGGCGGTAATCTCCTCTGATATATACATGTCATCATCTTCGTATTCAGAATCTTCAAAGATGCCAATATCCTCTGGGTACTGATCGAGCGTTTCGACGTGTGGAAACAGTACACCGGGCTTGTAGTTTGTCTGGGCCAAGTACCCAAGTAACATGGCGAGCTTGACTTTCTGACGAAAGGACAACCGCATGGGACACCAATACAGGTCCCATAGTTCCTGGACAACCGCCATCTACTACTGGGTCCACTTAAATAATATTTCACATCTTTCAGCATGTGGGACAACGAAGGCACGCGTCTTCTTCGCGAGGTCATTCTCCCAAGACTCGACGCCTACGAGGCGGAGCTCACAGAGCTCCGCCGAACGACGTGGCCAGTCTGTCAAGCACTCTTGGACTCTAATCACTCTGTAAAAAATTCATTGCCATTCAGGAATATCCCTGAGAAACGAAAGTTTCTGCGTTTCCTGGACATTGACGAGATCCGCAAACTTATGGGACTCAAAGCGAAATGGGCTCGTATCGATGACGTGTCGCTCAACGAAGAGCTCCGAATGATTTTGGTTGTCTAGTTTTGCTTTGGTCTAGGTTTCATGTTTTCTGGACCAAACAGAGGGTGAATTGTTCGTTGTTCCCGTAGGGCAGCAACCCTTCTTACTCCTCCCAAATTCCAATTTGCAAGACTGGCCGCCGTTTCTCTCCATTCTTTAGCTTCATTAGCCAATCTAGTACGGAGTCTTTCATTTGCTCCTTTATTCATTCGGAGTTGAGCTTGAAGTGCAGCACTTATACGAGCAGCTTTGTTAGCTGCAGAGGCGCGACGGCGTGCACCTTCACGTACAGCCTTGTTGTAAGCCATCTTTTCACGTGCATAAATTCTTTCTGCTTCTTTCTGAAGCAACGCAGCTTTTTTGGCTGCAGCATTTGCCCTTGCCGCATTATTTGCCGCCGCCTTATTTGCCGTAGCCTTATTTGCCGCCGCCTTATTTGCCGTAGCCTTATTTGCCGCTACTTGAGCATTCCGACGGGCTTGTGCAGCCATCCTGTTCGATGTTTTTTTCAGTTCTGCCACTGCCATTCGTTGTTTTTCTAAGGCTTCACTTGCGACAAGTTCAGCTCTACGATTAATATAAGCTTTTTTGATTGTACGTATATTATATTCTTGTTGGGTTTCTTTCGGTCTCCGTCTAGCCTCGAGGACCATAGAACCAATAATATTTCTCTTAGGTCCACTACCTAGCGTGTGCGGAGAACCAGTAAATGCAACAAACTTTTTAGGGGGAGATCCCCCCCCCTCTGTTTCAAGTACCGCCATGGCTACTGCTTCTACTTTACGCAGTGCAGACTCAGCTCTGTTCGCTGCAACCTGAGCGTTGCGTTTCGCATTTGCAGCCGCCTTGGCCGCATTTTGTAGTACACCTACAGATTCATTAGTTTTGGCCCAATTTGGAATGTTGTTCATCATGATCATATATGAGATTTTATTTTCTCGGGGTCAAACTACGTAGAGGACTCTTAAGCACATCTTTGGAGCCTGTCCCAGTTTGAACATATACGAGTGAACTTTCGCGCATTTTCTTAGCAGCCACTGCTCTTTTACGTAAATTTTCAATATAATTCGCAGCCGCCTTGGTGTTCGCAGCCGCCTTGGTGTTCGCAGCCGCCTTGGAGTTCGCAGCTGTACCTATTTCTCGCAGTTGATTTATGGTCAAACCGGAAGGACCTCCTCGATTATTGGATTTTTTCGCAATCTCCGGAGCAACCTTGCGTTTACCTTCCGCAATCTCCTTTTTGCGTGTATTCGCAGCCGCCTTGGCGTTCGCAGCCGCTTTCTTTGCAGCGTTCTCACGCGCCTTGGCGTTCGCGGCCTCCTTGGCACTACCGGCGAGTCGCCGGACGAGGGCGTCGGCGCTGACGTATTTTTTAAGTCCATTATTCGTCATATTACTAGATGATTTGGCACGTCTTATAATAATATTTTGGTATTTAGCAAAGGCTTTTTCTTTTTCTCTTTGAGCACTTGTCAAAGCCCTATCTTGAGAGGGAGTGAGATAGCGTTGACGGCCTGTAAAAGTGATGCCTAATCTTTGTTTAAGTGAGGAAAGTTTACTATTTGCAGGCCCTACAATTTTTGTATATAATTGAGTGTTCGTAAGCTTCATAAGGTTATTTTCTCGCATTCGTTTGACATTTTTTCGAGCTTTCATACCTTTAAATGTTGCTTGAATTTTGGTGGCCGCGTTTCTTTTTCTTTCATAATTGGCCCACCGCGCTCGAGATGCTATAGTCCTTTTGGCTTCCTCTTCATTATTTTTACGTTTCACCTCTGCTTCCTCTTCATTCTTCTTGCGTTTCGCCTCGGCGGCGTTTTCCCATCCCTTTATTTTTTGTTCGAGGGCCCTTACTTGTTTTGAATAGTTTTTATTTGTGAGTTTCCGATGTACATTTCTGAATTGATTTATTTTCGAAGAAATATTCTGATAATTATTTGGAGGGTCAGAGACGTTTGAATTTTTAGACTTTAAGAAATTTGAATACTTATGGCCATTTTCTTTTAGTTTTTTTACATTAGCCAAGTATCCATTGATACTTCTGAAAGTAAACAAACTTGCTTTATGCTTATCCGCTGAATTTCTTAGTTTTGTAAAAAATTTAGTTTTCTCATTCGATCCCTCATTAATTTCCTTCAAGAGTTTGTTAAAGTTCATATTTTTTAGATTACGTTTAGAGGCGTTCCAGGCATTCTGTTTAATCTTTCGCTTTTTCTCAGAGAATGAATTTAGAACCCCACGAGCGGCAGTGGTGGTCCCACGAGCCGCTACATTTACAGCAGTCTTGGTAATGGCAGCAGCTCCACGAACAGCTCCACTAGTGGCGGCAGCGACTCCACTGGCTATGGAACCAATGGCGGCAACTGCTCTACCAGTCTTGCTTTTGTCCCATTCCCCTTGAGCTTCCGCTATTGCAGTAGTTCTCTGACGTTGAGTCAGTATATCCCACACCTGATTTCGTGTACGCGAATTCAAACCTGCTGATGTTTTCTTCCATCCATTCGCATTCACCGCTGCGCGCCAATCAGCCTCTATGGCGGCAGCCTCCGCTTTTGCAGCCGCTCTTGCAGCCGCTTCCCTGGCCGGCCTTTCACGCTCATTCGCCGCCCTGTGTATCTCCGCGAGGGCGGCCGCAGTTGCAGCGTTCGTACGCGCCTTGGCCGCATTTGCAACGTTCGCACGCGCCTTGGCCGCATTTGCAACGTTCGCACGCGCCTTGGCCGCATTTGCAGCCGCCTTGGCGTTCGCAGCCGCCTTGGCGTTCGCAGCCGCCTTGGCGTTCGCAGCCGCCTTGGCGTTCGCAGCCGTCTTGGCCGCATTTGCAACGTTCGCACGCGCCTTGGCTGCATTTGAGGGTTTTGGAGGTCCTCTAGAACTTCCGACTGATTCTAAAGCTCTGAACCGCGAAGTTGCTTCATTGTTTGGCCTATGGTTCTGCTTTGGAACACGGGGGCCTCTCTGTCCATGCCTACCCCACGCGAGATTATTCCGTGGCGGGGACGCTCGCCGTGGCGGAGACGCTTCCGGCTGCACCGCCCATGGCGCCGTGGGCGGAACATCGTACACCTTATTCAGCCACGGCCGCCCCCCCAGCGCGGGTGGTGGAGAGCGCTCTCCCGGCCATTCCGATGGCAAAGGAATTTGGCGGAGTCTTGAGTAATTGATGGGTTCGATTTGCAGCGGCTGGTACGGCGGGTAATGAACACCTCTACTATACATATATTTAAGATATATAATATTTTAGCTATTCATAAAATTTCTCTGAACACGGGAATCGAGGTGGCATCCATGTATCCTTCGGTGTCTCGATAAGCTTCCCACCTGTATGGTGAATCCCTTCCGTAATGAAACGCTGGACATTCTCGAGCGTTTGATGTTCACGACCGGGATCCTTTGCATGTGCATACGTCTTTAGCTTTCGGTGAATCATCTCGGCGTCGCCGAAACTGCTAAGATGCCATCCAGCAAACGGAATGTACGGAAATCGCCAACGAAGATCCCTGAAAAAGTTGGGTCCGAGTGCCTTGAAATCCTTGCACTTTGTGATGACCGTTCCGAACCATGGCTCTCCCGTGAAGGTATATTTGAACGAGTACTCGAACATGTGCATATGACACGTCGTCGTGCGACCATCCGTCATACGCGCCTTGATCATGTCTGGAATCTCATCAACGTCTGAAATCATCACGGTCGCGTCGTCAGGTACATCATCGAGTGCCTCGAGGATGCAGTGTCGTTGGTATTTTTCGCGTGACCATGGGTTCTCATCCGTCGGCATATCCTTAGCGATGACGTGTCTGATCTTCGGAAGCCACTTTGTAAAACGCTCTTTGTTTTGTTCAAACACGAGCTCCTTTGGTGTACCGATGTGCGTCACTTCAGACTCTACGAGAACGAAGGTGTCCACGTATTGGTCGAGGGTGGACAGACGAAGTTCAAGAATGTCCAGCTCGTTGTAGAACATAAAGGCGTCTACAATCATTACCAACTTTATGTTTCTTTTTTCTAATAGTATTATATGTGGCGCATCATTTTCCTTTGGATCATCGCGGCTGTGATGGCTATAATGATATGGGTACATATGACGAAAACTCGAATAGTCGTCAGTATGACAACCATTCCATCTCGACTTGACAAAATTGACCAGGTGCTCGAATCACTCATAGACAAACAAACAGTCAAACCAGACGTCTTGTACCTGAATGTACCACATGTCTTTGGCAGGACGGGTGAAACCTACGATCTCTCAAAAATTAAATATTCGAGTCGAAGGCTCAAAATTCTTCGGTGCGATGACTATGGCCCTGTGACGAAGATTCTTCCGGCGCTCGAAACCGAATATGGAAATGAACGGACTGTCATCATATATGCCGATGATGACAACATTGTACCACCAGACTTTATAGCACGTTATGTGAAACAGGGTCGTCGACACCCAGGTCATGTCATGTATGCTCGTTGTGGCCAAGGATTTTACACGAAAAGTCCTACACCCGTCGATGACAATAAAGGTTGTACTATACCGGAGGCGTTCGAGGGTATACTTTTACCGGTCGATGCTGTCCAGGATCTGAATGATTTCAAAGATTTTATCATGAAAGCCATCCGAAATAAAAGTTGTTTCAAATCGGATGACTATGTCATCGGTGCCTACCTCACAAGTCGAGGCATTCCGAGGAGTCCTGTCCATGGTGTTATGGATCGTTTTCAACGTCTTGTAGACAAAGATGGTCTGAGTGACATAGATGGTGCACACTCGGCTCGGTACGAGCCGTGTTACAAGTACCTCCAGGCTATTTCAGGGTGAGCATATACAGCGTTGAGCGAATGAGCGCCGTAATCTCATCCTGAATATTCTTCAGGTATGAATCTCTCGGAAGACGGAGCGCACGCACATTGGAGAGCAGAGACCGAAAGTATACACGGGCGCTCGGCTTGGTAATGCGTTTATTCGCCGAGATTCTGCCGAGCCGGCCGTACTTTCCCATGTACGCCTCGGCATATGCGTCAAGCAGGGGGACGATGCCTTCGTAGTATGCCTGGAGTGCCTTGTGCTCCGCGAACGATCTCGTCGTCAGATGGAACTTATGTGCCTGGTTCCGGGATTCCATGAGCAAAGAGATGTAGCGCTGGACTGACATTTTTTCCTTGTATATGTCAGAGATGATTTTTACAGAAACGGTCATCCCGAAAGGCACCAGGGTGTACAAAGGGCTCCCCACGGGGATTCGTATTGTCAAACGGACCACAAACTTTTTCGTGACACGGAACCCACGCGTCGCCGGTGCATATGGCCATCTTGCGACATACGAGACGACAAAGCCTCTCCGTCTTTTTGTGTTGACTCATTCAAACATTATCAAAATTCTGAAAGACCATCGCGTCACTCCGTCAACGAAGATTATGCTCCGTCTTGCGCTTGGCACAAAAACAACCCGGGCGCGTCAAGTCCAGGCGTACCACCGAGTGCTTGGCGGCCGGGAACGCATCCCTGGATCGAGAAACATGCGACCGGGACAGCGACTCAGTGTTGCCGAGCTGGACAAACAAGTGTTTGGAAAGCTCGCTCGGGAGTTTCTCCGACCGAACAAGTACGACGGTTTCTATTCGCCGACCAAGCGTTCTATTTTTCACGGAGGTCGGTTTCATTCCGAAATTATGATCTGTAACGCAATGCACACACTTGAGCACATTCTTCCCAAGAAACTTGTTGCGCCCGTTCGAAATGTACTGAGTCAAAAAGAGATTGTCCGTGCGCTCCCTGCACTATTCGTTGATTATTCACGGACTCAGCAACGTCTGACCCGCCCGTACGGAGGTTTCCTTATTTACCTTGGTGGTGGAATGGCTGTCAAGTTGTATCTCGAGGCCAGGGGCATACGCGCTCCGGCAAAAGTGCTCAAGACGACCGACTTTGACTTTACATTTTCGGTTCCGCGTCAGATTCGATCAAAGATTGGCGTTCGTCTTCGTGCCGATGTCATGCGTAAGATTATGATGACACATCTGAGCGGGTTTACGGCGTGGCTCGGTAAAAATTACGGTGTTCGTCCTCAAATTCTCATCAAGGAGTTTGTCCCACCCGTGAGTGTACTGCCTTCGACTGGAAAACGCGTATACCATGTCTTTTCTTATGCGCTCCGATTTCCGGGGGTGGCAAAGCCGGTCGATTTTGTCGATACGACACTTGCACATGTACCGGGTATAAGCCGTGATCACATTCACTACGCGTACACGAAACACTTTGGCATGCCGATCGAGCGTCTCAAGTATCTTTCGAAGAATGTGCTTGCCGTCCTGGCTGGATCTTTCGCGACAAAGGATCCTGCACTCAAGTCCAGAAACCCGCTGGTCGGGAATCGAGCCGAAAAGGGTATCAAAAACACGGCTCGCATGGCAAGTCTCTTAAAGGTAAGAGGTTCTCATCCAACAACCATAGTACGCACGTTCGTGAAGAACATTCAGTCTGGAAAAGTTCGTGCGGCGTTTGTACACGCGCGTCAAGTTTTAAAAAATATCAAGCAACAATAAGTATGACACGGTGTGTCCGTTTGCACGTACTTCGTGGAGTACGACACGTTCGTCCGGTTATCCAGCGCACAACAAAATTTGTAAATCGTCACGTCATAAAGTCTTCCGTGGTGTCATTCGTTCCGTCGCTCTTGAATGACACGATCGTTCATCATCAACCCTTCACACCAGAAGAGTTCTTCCATGTTGCGTCTGATGATATTTCGGTCACGACTGTGATTGCACTCACAACCATCCTAGTTAAAAGGATTGAACGCCAACAAAAATAGTAATGTCTCTTCAAGTGACTCGTCTGGTTGACAATGCCATCCTCCCCACTCGCGGTTCGACCGGAGCTGCTGGCTTTGACCTATACAGCGCTGACGGCTATGTCGTCATGCCTGGCCACCGCGTCGTTGTGTCGACCGGAATTTCAATCAAGCTCCCCGACGGAACTTATGGCCGTGTGGCGCCTCGCTCTGGACTGGCCGTGAAGCACGGACTCGACATTCTGGCCGGTGTCATCGACCCTGATTACACCGGGGAGGTCAAGGTGGTTCTGGTAAACACTGATATGCGCGTTCCGTTTTTCATCAAGCCGGGGTACAGGATTGCTCAGCTCATCCTGGAGTGCTACGTCCCTGCGACTGTGACTGAGGTTTTTGAGCCCGGTGAGGTGACTGTGCGCGGCGACGCCGGTTTTGGTTCGACGGGCCTATCCTACAAGGTGGCAGGGGTCTAGAGAATTGACTCTTTGAAGATGTAGAAATGCAGAATATCGCAGACCTTGTTGCCAAGGAGAATGACCTGAAGAGTCTTCTCAAGGAGACGCGTGCTGAGATTAAGGAGGAAATTGAGAAGACCCGACTGTACAAGCAGGTTTACGAGTCGACGATGCAATCCGAGTACGAGGTGACTGAGAAGACGGCCAAGGCGCACGCGTTCAAGGTGGTACGCGCCGGTTTCGATGATAAGGATGAAGCACACTAGAAAAATATGAATCATATTTCACTCTTTTCTGAGCTGCTTACGTTTGGAATGGATCTCCAGCAACCTGTGGAGCCCGTTCCTGACGTCGAGCTCAATGAAGACTGGAAGGAATTTGAGACTACACTCGACGAATTCAAGAGCGAATATGTTGCTGACCGGTACAACATGTACCAAAAAGAAATTGACTATACTGTGCTAAAAAATGACATGGATGTGTTGCAGATTGCACTCAGGAAGATTCAAGATGTCACATTGAAACAGGATGTTCAGACGTGCATAGATGAATACACGGCTCGTGTGGAACTTCAGGGGAAGAAGGAGGAACTCTCTCTCTTGTCCGGAAAGGTGAAGGCGATGGAGAATGTTCTTATGAACACAAATGCAAGGCGTCATGGTCAGTTTACGTGTCCGATTTGCATGGACAGACTTGTGAGCATTTTTTTGAATCCGTGCGGTCACCTGATATGTGACACGTGTTCGATTCGGCTTACCGATTCAAAGTGTCCGACATGTCGCGTCGATGTGACGAAGAGCCGCATGTACACGGCGCTCTAGACTCTATGGACCACGTGCGCTTTCACCCACTTCCACGCAGCAAGTTGACGTCCGTGCTCTGAAGTCTTTGTGGTTAGATTTATAATGTTTGACCTGAGTTTTTGCTGTTGTCGTTTTATACTCCGTATACGCTGATTCTGATTAAGTCGATTGTTTCGCATCTTTATAAGAGATCCGTTATTTGGACTGTTGCGTAGTCTGTTAAGAAGTTCCTGGAATTCTGGATCTCGCCGAGCAATGTTGTTGCGAACTTCTTTGTATGCTTGGTTCAGACTATTTTTCAGTTGTTGATGTTGTCCCATGGTCTTAATATGATGTGGCATATATCCAATTTGATTTTGTTCGCGCAAATATATGATATGGTTTACCATCTGTCCCACAAGGTTGCGCGAAGAAGTCTGATTGTATTGACCAGCAAGTATCAATTTACCCCTGATAAATGCAGCAAGGGTGTCTGCACCTCGAGCAACAGCCCTTGTTCGATTAGACGCATTTTCTAGACGCCTGAGAAATGAACTATGACTCGATATATTATTATGCGACAGCACGGGATTACCCATCGACACTAAATGTGTACTATGCGCGGATCTTTCACCTTTTATGAGAACCACCATAATACTTTACAAGATAAAAGTTGTAGTAGTAAACCATCTATATGTCAAAGACTCTGCTGCTCGATGTCGACGGTGTACTGGTCCGCGACAGTCTACTTTTCAGTCATCTCAAGGACAACGCAGTAAACTACGTTCGGACAAAAGTTCCACACTCGAAGAACCCTCGGGCCTTGAATGCCCTACTGTACAAGAAGTACGGTCATACATCAATCGGTCTCAGTAGGGCATTAGGGATTGACGCATCGGACTTTGATCGATGTGTCTACGACCGTCGGCTCATAGATCATCTTTGGTCAGTTATTTCCGGTACAGAATTTCAGAAGGAGGCGGAGATTCTCCACGAGATTGCATCTCGTGGAGACTGGAAAGTATCTTTGTTTTCAAACGCACCGCCCGTGTGGACCACACCCGTGTCACAGGCGATCAGTGACTGTATTGGCGTTTCGGATCACGAATACTTCAAGCCTCAAGGTCTTGCATATACCCACTTTTCTCCGAGAGACATGTATCTTTTCGTCGATGACAAGGTGGAGAATCTTCGGCCGGTGAAGGACCTCGTGAATTGGCGTCCGGTACATTTTTGTGAGGAGTCGCGTAATTCACCGGCCGAGTTTATCACAGTTGGGAGCATTTGGGAAATTCAGCTAGCGACGAGTGTCTTTTTCGATCCGGTACAGGATGTATTCAAGATCTAGGAAGAGCATCTCGATATTCTTTGAAATGATCTGGGCATATGAAAATGTCGGATCGAGTTCCTTGGCGAGTCCTTCAAGGAGTGAATAGGTTCGAAGTATTGTGAGTGTCGTCGTATCGAGCTCGACTGGAACCCTCGAAGCTTTTTCACGAATTTCAGGTGAGTTGACGGTAAATGATCGAATATCAAGTGTGGTCAGGTAATCGAAATATTGTTTGACAAAAATACGAGTCACGTCGCGGTCACGGATCGTCATGCCCATGAGGGCCATGTTGTCAATGACGGCCTCGACGTTACTTGTCTGGACACCGTACACGAAATCACGAATTGCCGTCTTGTATTGATTTGTAACCTGGATGATGTTCCCAAAGTCGTACAGTACGAGTGCATTCCCGCTTGTCCCGATGTTTCCTGTATGTAGATCACCATGAATAAACCCCTCATAAAGCAACTGTTCAAGGAACATGTTGATGAGCCGTTCTGCTTTGAAGGGTGCGACGATGGTCCGAGACGGCGTATAGTCCATAACAATGACGTCACTCGTTGACAACTTTGAATACGGTCGAGGAATCATGATGTCGTCTCGGTCGCGATACATGTCTCGAAAAAAAGATATGTTACGGACTTCGCGCCGAAAATCGAGCTCGGCGAGGAGTCCGCGCTCAAACTCATTCAGCCACGGCATGACAGACTCCATACCAAAGTTTGGAATTTGGCATAGAACCGACGCTCCTTTTCTGATGAGATCTAGGTCTTCCTTTATTTGGGTCTCAATTCCCGGACGTTTAAACTTGAGAACGATGTTTTTACCTTTGAGAGTCGCCCGATGAACTTGGGCAATGCTCGCGGATGCCAATGGTGTTTCGGACACATTGGTCACACCCTCTGGAATTTTATCTCTGACCTGTTCGAATGGAAAGGGTGTTACACTGTCGCGGAGAGGAGCAAGATCTTTTGAGAGTTCCTTGCCAAAAATATCAGGTCGATTAGATATAAACTGTCCTATCTTGATGTAGGTTGGCCCTGAACCATCGAGTGCTCTTCGAAGCCAAGGTCCAAGTTGTTTCTTCGAGACCATTTTTGATCCGATGCCAATTTCGATTGGCCGAAGCCATCGTAGACTCATACTTACTTGGGATATTTTTGTCACGTCCATTCAACGGGGTCCCATATTCCATGAATTGACAATTCGCACGGAAAGAATGGCTGAATGGACCATTGACCTGTGTGACTCAGAATATCACATAAAATATGGAGTGCATATATTTTTCTGAATCGCGGTGGTACATATAAAAGTGCAACGACGGAATGAGGGACTTTATACAGAACCTGGTACAGTTTCCAATGCTGAATCTTTGTCCATGGACTCCCCCAAGACGTCAAAAATAATGCCATTGGAATATCTGGCGCGACACTCCAAATTGCATCTTCCAATGTAAGACGTCCGAAGCATATCCTGGTGATGACGACGTGACCCAACCATAACATCTACGTGTCACTTTCTTTAATATTTTAAGTTTTTTGCGCTTCAAAAAAGCTTATACAAGTCAATAACTAGAAGTGGTATGCTGCGTCCATTACTCGGCATCTGGTTCGGTCTCAGGCTCAGGCTCATCAGCAAAGATAGTCTTCGTGTCATTGAAGAACGCCTTGACAAACTCCTGTTCCTCGTTGGCTGTCTTCTTCAGGGCCTCATGGATGCTCCGGAACGTGTCCATGCGCTTCGACTCCATCATACGACGGACGCGCGACAGACGGCGTGGCATGTGGCGGGGCCGCTCAGGCTGAGGAGCAGAGCATGCACGAACGAGCATCATTTATTAAACAACGAGCTTTTTTTTTTACTTAAAAGCTTTAACCCTGTAGTTTGTAATGTCCACGTGGCTCTTTATCGGACCAAGTCTGTTGGCTGGGATTGGCCAAGTGACAAACCGATACGCTCAACTTGTCAAAGGCGAATACGTCCAGATTGGACAAGTACCATCGGCGAACGAGTACGACATCGGTTTTGCATTCGTACTGCCGATCGAACATCACATGAATAACGTCGACGCGCTCATGTCCAGGTGTAAAAAAAAGATTTATATGACCATCTGTGAAACCGAGACGGTCCATCCACTTTACGGTCAACTCGTTGAAAGGTACAAGACACTGTACGTCGCGAGTGAGTTCTGTCGGAATATTTTTGCACGTCAATTTCCACGGGGTGATTGGCGAATCCTGCACCTGTGGCAGACCGCATACGACGGACCCGTGAAGAGTATTGTACCCAAAAGCGATGCGTATACATTTTACACCATCGGAAATGTGATCGATCAGAGGAAGAATATCCGAATGCTCCTCGAAGCATTCGTACGTCTAAATATGCCGAACACCCGCCTTCTCATCAAGGCGACGTGTCACACAGAGGTGACTTGGAAGTTCCCACGAGTCGAGGTGATCAACGGCCTGCTTGACGACGCGAGTCTTGAAGACATTCATCGTTCTGGACACTGTTACATCAATTGCTCACACTCCGAGGGGGTCGGAATGGGAGCCGTCGAGGCTGCCTTGCGAAATAAGCCAGTCATCATCACGTCATATGGTGGTCTGAAGGAGTATGTCCGGACACCATTTATCGTGAACGCTGACGAGCTCGTCGCGGTGGGCAATGATGATTTTTTGTTTACAAAAGAGATGCAGTGGGGCAATCCAAAACTCGAAGATCTCATGAAACACATGCGGACATGCGCCGAAGGATTCATCACAACATGGGATCACGCCTTCTCAAAGGCTTTGATTGGGGAGATTGGACCATCCATGGAGGCGCTCGCCTCGCCTGAGCGTTCGAGCCAATACTGAGTCGCATATAGGACAATGGCGAGCAAGAGGGACGACGAGACGAGGAAGGTTTGCTGGGCGCGCAGATAAGTGACAAACTCGTCAATGAATGTTACACCAATAGGTTTTGAAATCACGCGCGGGATCGCCATGATCAAGAGAGCGTTGATGATCAATGCCTGCACAATCATATACTACTTCATCGAGAAATGTTTCTTGCAAAACCCGGAACACTCTGGAGCGGCGCCAAACGGACATTGACGCCCCTCCAGCGTGCGCGCGGCGCACTGTGGCCCAGACTTTTTCGTCACCTTCTTAGCCGCCTTGGTAGACACTGGTGCTTCAGTGACACGGGGTGGGACATATGTCGTGAGAAGGGTACACGGTCGCTGTTGCTGAAGCCGGATAGTGTGCTCGCGAAAGCGAGCGATCGACTCGGCCAACTTGGAATCCATGGTTGACCGAGACCGTCATTTCCCCTGACATGTAGAGACAGAACCTAGTTTTTCACAAACGGATATGTGCTAAGAGCTCTTTGAGTCGGGGGCATCCTTCAAATAAAATGTTGGAACTGTTTAAAAATGCCTTTGTCGAGAAACGAACTTAACAAACTATTGAACGAAACTGGTCCAGGGAATCGTAAAACGCAATGGAAAAGACTTGCGCTTAAAATGCACCCTAATAAAGGAGGTAATTCTAATAGATTTAAAAACTTGTCTGCCGCTTATAATGCGTATTATAAAGGTAAAGAAACAGGATCCGCGTCTACGAACGCGACTGCGAGAGCGTATGCGAACACGGCTAAGAACGCGGCTTTCGCACAAGCAATGAATAATTTTCTTCATCCTAAAAGAAAACCTCCTCCTCCGCCACCAGAAAATGAAAAACGTTATTTTAACATATTAGCAAAAAAAATGATGGCCACTCGAGCGTGGAGTATAGGCAGTGATCCCATTCATGTTAAATTAAACAAATCACCGATAATACGATTTAAAAATCAGGGGAATATAAATTTTTTTAGGACCCGTATGTTGCATCCTCATTCTCATCTAACGGGACAAGGAAATGGTCGGAAACTCGTACCAAATCACAACTACTATTTTATACCAACAAGGGCTGTAAAGAACAACAACCATGCAAAAATATTTCTTTTGAATATAGGTAGATATAGTACTTATAATAAACTAGGTCTTGCAAATAAAAATATATTAAGAAACTATTTTGGTCTCAAATAAACATTGAGCACGCGGGTCTAGTTTTTCACAAACGGATATCCGGTGAGTTTATAGTCCGGTCGTTCAAGAGTGTTTGGGCGATCATACTCGGTCGGAAACGGATCGGTGTTGAGCTCGAGTTGTTCACCATCCTTCTTCCGGATGAAGGTGCACTCAAACACATATGGGACAACAACGCCTGGTGAAACCCGATACAGCCCTGCGTAGTTGTTCGCATGAACATGGACGAGCCAATGCGTCTTTGCGAGTCTCTCAATCTGATCGAAATCATGAGGTGGATGGAGCTCGACGACCATCTGGTCAATCTTTTTGATTTTTTCGTCATCCAGTGACTTGAACCACGGATATTCAGCACCTTCGATGTCCATCTTGACAAAGATGTGCTTATGAGTGTCGAACAACGAGTGTAGATTCGTCTCGGTTGCAGTCTCGACGGGGCCGATATTCTTGTTCACAAATACAATCGGATTCTTCGTCTCGGGAAAGGTACTGTTGATAGTACCATCGTAGGCAAAGCAGGGCACTTTCCATCTCTCAAGGAACGTGTCCTCAAACTCCACCTGGTCGGCAACTCCCCCGGCGATGAGTACGTCGTACTCTGCATTCGGAAGGTCGATGACGACATAGCCACCGTCACTTTCCGGGCACCCGATGCGCATCTTCGGCGCCGGTGACTTGAATACACGCAGACACTCGAGATTCATATCTCATCATTGTATGATGTTTTTATGAGTCTTTGAGCAACTTGTAGAATGCGAGATAGTACTCTCCGGCCTCATTGGGCTCACTCTCTGTTACAGTGTCATCATCGATGTAGCGCCAGGTGCCCTTGTGTTTCACATAGGCTGCGTAGTGACCCCCGTATGTAGACCCGTAGTGTACCACGAGACCAAACAGAGAATAACCGTTATAGTGTCGTGGAACCCGAACAGTGTACTTGGCGGCGTACTGTGAGAATGACAGAACGAGAGTACTCGGGTACTTTGTAATAATTGTTCGAGTCACAGCTGCGTTCCATGTGTTGCCATCGTCGTCGGTGTAGCCCGAGAATGCGTCGAGGCCGTCGCGGCGCGCCATAAGCTCTTCGAGTGTCTGATTCTGTGCAGTCGGAGTGACGACGACTGTGGTCACGTCGTGTTCTTTGCGCGAAACACCCTTGGGATACGTCACCTCTTGCACCTCTTTTCCGTTGAACACTGAGCGTACAAACTCCTTTCCCAAGGATGCCTCGAATGTGTCAATGAGTTTTAGAATAACTTCCTGAACGTCATGTGGTTGAAGGTTTGCGAACGAAGGATACTTTTTCGTAAATGCTGCATGGAAATCCCGAGGGACAATGTACATCGCCTCCTTGTTTCTCCAGAGATCTTTGATCAGCTTGGAGTATTCACGTGTCACTTCACACGGACCATCATAGGCATTTTTGAGGAGATGGTTTGAAAGTTCTGGGATGTGCGAAAGACATTGGATTGCCGAGTTCATATAGCACGTGTTTCCGAGATTCGAGAGTCCTTTTGGCATTTCTTAAAGTGGAAACAATTTCCTTAGGTGATAGTAGATATGGGAGTCATCGAAGCCTTTGGTAAATTTCAAATTTACGGTTTCGTTTTTACGATGTTCATCGTGAGTGTTATTTTCCTCGGTGTGGGCATATGGTTGGTTCGTCGTCCAGAAGACACAGTACATACTTCGACTGTTCAGGGGACGTTGTCTAATGTCACATGTGTAAATAATCAATGTTCAGCGTCTGTCAAATATATAGTTCCGTGCAGCAACACCGCAAACTGTACGACCAATACATTTACTCTCACTGACACGTTCGGTCAAGTTAAAGACGGAGATTCTATCACGGTTTATTACAACTCAGAACGACCAGGTGACGCCCTGACTCGTAAACCTGGTTCGAAGACGATTGGCTGGGTTTTCATTGCTGTGGCACTGTTTTTCCTGCTTCTCAGTTTGTTTATAGGACGTAAATTCTACACTGCGTCAAATAATAACAGTCAATCATATGCTCGTCTCGCAGCCATCGGTGGCGCCGCAAGATATTTATCTTAATATTATTGTATATGAATACTGGTGAACGTAATCGCCAAGGTCGCGTCATTTACCAGGGTCGAAGTGGAGGCCGGTATGTCATGACGACAAGCGGCCGGAAACAGTACATTTCAGGTCCGGCCACTGTACCGACCGCCCCTGCTTCCCCACCTGTACCTGCTGGGTTTAGAAAAGTCATTGTCGATGGACAGCGCTGGATTGTCAGTCGTGAAGGTCAGATTCGCAGGTCAAACGGTGCGCGTGTTCCTCTTCAACCGAAACAGGTGAATAAAATTCTGACATACGTCGTACGAAATAACGCGGGTCATCTCCGTGCCGAACATATCCCATATGTGTCGAGTGATACGAACATCGTCTTGCCTAATAACCCCCAATACATACAGACGGACGAACTTGTCAATTCGAGAAACCGTCCAAGTCACCGGGTACGTGTTTATTTTAACCGTACCAATGGAAATTTGTACTATCGTACTGTCGACGGCTCGTTCAAACTTGCGCATTCAAATACAGTCCCTTTTCACATTCGTATGAATGCTCGTCCGGGAAGAGCTCGCGATCAGCTTCGCACATTCTTTTCAATGTTCCATAATCGCTATCCAAATGTCGCGGGCCCTGCTATGCATGGTCCAAGAACAAATGCCCAGCTACTCGACAATATATCTCAACAAATCTTTGCACGCGGTCCAATCAATGTAACGCGTTACACAGCGAATGAGAAGAATCGTCTTGGTGTCATTCTTCTGAATAGAGTAAGGCAATCAAAGGAGAAGTACAAAACAAATAAGGCGTCCGGGGTGAGTGAAGCTGTATACGGTCAGTATGCAAACCGCGCCAAGGCGTATTTCCGCGGATATCGCGCCGTGAAGCCGCTCAGTGGAAAGGTGAACAGTCCACGGATTCGGAGCGAGACACCGAATCGTGGAACTCCAGCCGCGAAGAATACGAAAAACTTTGTGTCGTACAACAATTTGGAAACGCCACACCTTGTCGTGAAGCGCAAGGGTACGGAGACGTTCCATATCAACCCAAACACACTTGTCGGCTTCATCAAGTCGAGTTCGGGTGCCAACGTCGCACCGGCTAATCTCCGGAATTGGCTTCGTCAGATGCGTCGGAATCATCCATCGGAGCCATTGTTTCAGCATCCAGCCAGTAAGAACAAGACGGTCCGACCGAAGAACATCCGGTTCACACGCACTTAAAAGATACATGCTTTGTCTAACCAAATACAAAGCATCATGGATGCCTTCTTCTCTCACTGGGAGAGCCTGATTCGCAAGCACGAGTCGGTCCCATCTGTCGAGATCGAAATTCGTTTCGGCAAAATGAACCGCGGTTCCTTTGATACAAACGTCTCAAAGGAAACGCACGACAAGGTGTTGCGGCGTCTGAAGCGCTACGACGGCTGGGAGAGCGTAGAAGTGTCGGACACGAGCAACTTTTACTATGATGGCGGCAAACGCGCCACGTACGACAATATGAAGGATGACATGACAGCCTGTGTCGTGAAAAAGCGTGTACTTGTTGATGACGTGTCTCTCGACAATGAACTCTTTGACATTCGTCTCGGCATTTCAACCGAGGTGCCGTGCGAACACCGAGAGGATGAAGAGTACACGAAAGTTCGGAATCGGAAGCGCGTCTCGTTTTTGCGCAAGGATCTCCGGATCGACGTGACGACCGTTTCCGGGGATCCAGAGGATCCTGATTCTGAGAATGAGATGGAGTATCAGGTGGAGCTCGAGCTTCTCCGTATTCCAAAGTCGCGCAACGAGCTGTACAACATGGTATACAAGGTTTTTGACGTGCTCAAAATTACAGTCTAGGCAGGGAACATCTTCTTGGCGCGCATAGTGTTATACCAATTCTTAGCTGATACGCTTGAATAGTTGTTTCCGAGGTAGGCTCTGGCGACGGCCTCGCGCTCCGCCTTTGGAAGAGTACTGAAGAGGCGCTTACGTCCATTGCGCACGATCCGTTGATTCGACGGGTCGTTTGAAAAAATATATACTCGGCCGTTGACTGTGACGTTCGGTGCACGGACCGGGCTCACAGACTTGGCCGGTGCACGAGTCTTTATCCGTTCGAAAAGGACCGCCTTCGACATGCTATTCGAGGCTCCGGCGTCCCCAAGATTTCTCGCAATGCCAACAAGTTGAGCAACCGTCAGGCGCATGTATTGACGGCCATCCACCTTGTTGCCACTGACGGAGTGGTTGCCTCTCAGAGGCGAGCCGCTCGACGGACTTCCGTTGGCCGTTACACCAAAAATGTTCTTGACGTGCGGTGGCATCGTCACGCCCGCATCGTTGTACGCTTTTTTGGCTGTTTTGAATCCAGCTTTGAGGTCCTTGGGAACTTTGTAAAAGTGTGGCTGTTTCGCTGGACCCGGTCGAACGTAAAACCCGTTCATTCGACTGTTCCAGCTCGCGGCACGCTTGGCACCTGGTGCCCCCATCATCAACGGCGGATTGTTCATCACCATATTGGCAATATATCTCGGCATTTCGACCCCGGCAGCTTCGTACGCCTTGAGAATCTTCGCCGTGACAAGCCCCATGTTCGCCTTGATGTTGTACAGACGGGGCTTGAAATTCGGACCAGGTCGTACGTACTTCCCTGGCGGAGGAACAAAGTTGAATGACGCGACGGGTGGATGACGAACATTCAGTTTACCCTTTTTTAGGCGGTTCAGCTTTTCCTCTTTTGTAGCTGCGCGAGCCGGAGCAACATTAAAACCGCCTTCGAGAGCCGAGTACACGAATACGTTACGGTCACCAAGGCGTCTTACGATCGTCTTGAAGACCTCGATGGCATCGAGGGGTTTACGCGCTCCGAATATCTGAATCTGACCAGACTGGTACATAATCAGTGTCATGGAAGGACTCTTCCATGTCACTTGAAGACGGTTTGCGAGTTCAGGTTCATAAAAACTAGTCCCGGTCGAAGTAGCAATTTCGCGGCTAAACACTTGGGCGATGGTTTCGAGTTTCAAATATCGATTCACAAACATACGACCGTCAATCTTCGATACTTTGAAGTTCCGGACATTGCGAACACCCGGTATAATTTTATCGAGTTTCTCAACCACCTTTCCTATTTGTCCGGACGAAGTGACCTGGACCGCACCGCTTTTGTGTACAACCGCTATTCCATAAATCGTGATAAAGTACCAATGATTCACGGTCACCGCTGATCCGACAACCCCGTGATCACGTGTGAGCCGCCACACGGGTGGCTGATTCAAAAGCGCACGACCTTCGATTGATTTAAAACCGGCTGGAAGCCGAGTCGGAAGTACGATTCGTGAAAAATCTGTATTGAATGTGACTGTGCGGGACGTAATCTCGGGACCACGAATAATGTATCCACCAGCATTTGTTTCGACGATATGAACTGGTAATGTCGCCTTTCTGGCTGCACGGACCTTCTTGATGGCTTCTACAGCTGCATTCATATACTGACACCCGACATTTTTTTAGACATCACCATTTGCAAGTTCAGAAGCGACAATATCAAGTCCGTATATAACTGCCTGTGCAGTGTATGCCGTACCGTTGTAGACACACGTGTCTGTTCGAACCTCGATTTCGCGTGCCGAAAAGGGTCCAGCGTAAATGTCCGGGTTGAATTTGCACCGTCCGAGCAGATTCTCGATGCAGTGTGCATTGAACGCCGAAATGAAAAGCTTTTGTGGAATAAATTTGTCTTGACCAAAAACCATCTTCTCGGACGACAAAAAGTGCTGAAGAGGATTCGTGAGCTTGGCCACCTCGCTTTGGACCCCCTTGAAGTACTCGGGTAGAACATTCCATATATCCTCGTTGTTGTGACGCTGAGAGTACTCGAGGTAGGCCCGGATGCACTTGCACACAATCGCAGGAATTTCCGCATCGAGCTTTTCGTCGAGCTTCGGGTCCGCCTTGGCCACCTGGCGACCGAAGTTCCAGGTGACGAGACGGCGCAGAACCGACCCCGAATTATCCCTGTATCCCGGAACCTCATTGCCAGCCAGAATACCGGGCACATTCCATGTCATGCTCAACGCCTTGTCATTCTTGCGCGCGATCGACACATCCTCGCCAGACACCATCGACTGAAACTCCGCCTGCTCGAGCGCCAGGTCACCCTTGACCTCTGGTGAAATGAACATGAAACCGTCGTGGATAGACCAGAGACCAAACTTTTTCTCGATGTTGTTCGAGAGCGTCCGAACATCCTCCGTGTCGTAAAACTTTTTGCAAACCTTGGTGATGAGCGTCGACTTGCCACTCCGGGCAATACCCTTGAGAAAGGGAATCACCTGCCAACTGTCCATGTCGCCGACATCGAAACACAAGCGCCCGATGAACACGTAGAGCCACCGGCACACGTCCTCGTTGAAACGTTGGTAGTCCATGACGGTCTGCATATGCGGCGTCGGGATAGTGTACCAATCGGCCAACTCTCCGTAGTGATCAAAGTCCTGATCAAAGTACTTGCAGCTCACGATAGTCGGATCGAGTGTCTGACATGCCGGCGTGTCATAGCCGTAAAACCGCGACACGTACTTTTCACCATCCCACTCCTTGCCAATAAGAATACCGTTTCGGAATGACCAAACATACCGGTTCTTCTTGATTTCAGGAAACTGCATGTCACGGCAATTCGACAAGTGTGTGATGGTGTCCTTCACGATGCTCCCCTTGCTCGTGAGATTGCGCCACATGTCGTACTTGTCCTCCTTTTGTGTGTAAAAGTAGACAAACTCTTTGATCTCCATGATGGGCTTCCACGCCTTGGTGAGGTGACCGTCAGACGTCTCGATCTGCTTACAACACTGACCCTTGTACCGGCGCATCTTCATGATGTACGCCTTGTTCAGGAGATACAAAAGCAGGCACTGAAACGGACTCGGTTGGTTGTCATCCTCGCCATCATCCATCGTTTTGCATCGAAACATGGACAACTCGACATCATCCGTCACAGGTGCAGTACATGTCGGATGATTGATACGCTCGAACGAACGCACATACCTGAAAATGATTTCATAGGCGTCATCTGCAGTCTCGATGAGGCGCATCATACGAAACGACAGACGAAACTCGTCGCCGTTGATGTCCAGAGTCGCTTGGTCCTTCACACCAAGCTCACTTGAGCGATGGTACAACTCGGAGAAGAGGTTTACGAGACGACGTTTTTGTTCTAGAATTCGGTCTAGGTCTACGTTTTGTGGCATACCGTTCGCATCAAGTTCGTCATCCCTGAAGAATTGGCGAAAACCATTTGTCAGGGGGGCGAAGCGGTCGCCTTTACAGGTGAGGCCCATCTTTTCCTCGAGTTGACCGACGGAATGCTCAAGTTGGTCTGGGCTGAGGTTGTTAATCTCAGACCGAAGAACCTCCATGCGTATTTCGTGTGCATGTTCTGGTGAAGGATCTCGGCCGATCGTGTGAACTTCCATGGTGTAGTAGCGCAAGAATTTTTTATAACCTAATAGTAATGGCTAAGCGCGGTGGCATCGCAGACTCGGGTATTTTTGGCGGCATCGGCCTCGGTTCGATCGTTCAGTGTGACGCAGAAGACAAGTCGCTCTTCTGTCAATTTGCAAAGTTCATGAATGTCATCACGTGGCTCATATTCCTGGCTTTTCTCTTTTTGATCGCGAAATCCTTTCTATTTAAAAAGTAAACGGGTTTAACCCGTAGAATAATGGGTTGGGGGATCTGTTTTGATCTGGATACAAACGGTCGTGTGTATTGCGTCGACGGGTGCAAATGGCGTGCGTCCAAATCTGATTATTCCGACTATTACCCCAGGCCATCTGCGCTCCAGTCTGTCCTTGACTACTTCGAGGGCGAAGCTCACAGTGAGCTCGATATGATCAGAGACGAATTCCCAGGGACCGCCGAAGGCCTCAAAGAAGCATGCGAGGAACACATCGGTCTAGCTCTGAGAGAGTATGAAACTTTTTATCCCCCAATGTCCCGTGTTCGTTTCCGAAAAAAATCTTGACTTGTATAAATGAATAATCCACGGACACCTCTTCCGTCCCTTGCCAATCTCGGATCAAGAATCAACCTGAACAACGCAAAAGCAAAACTTACAGAACGCAGGCGCGTGGCAAAGCATAATGCGAATTACTTTTACAGTATGGGTATGACACCCATGTTTCGTGCGATGAACAACGAGGTGAACAGAACGAACGAAATGCTGAAAGAGGTCAACAGACG